TTGTGTTGACTGTATCTTCCACCTGCTTCTAAATACGTTCTAAAACACATTTTTATTAGGTCTTCATAATATTTTACAAACGTTACCTTTTCAGAAACCCTAACCACATAGCCTATTTTGAACTCTTTGAGTTCTTCACTACTGACCATATATTCAGTTCCAATGCCGCGAAACGAATTCATGGCTTTCTCAGTAGATTGCGTTATTTCCTGAATTTGTTCTCTTTGTAAAGCTCTGTCTTTTTTTAGCTGAGCAATAATTATTTCATAATTATTTTCCATTGACTAAACTTTTAATTTCGTCCGTAAATTTGTGATACATAGTAATAACTTCTTTCATGTCTGACTTAGTTAATTTTAAATCATCTTGGTGGTCAGAAACAACTTCCATTATTTTTGCGTCTTTTTCTTTGATAGCTGTTAAGTGTTTTTCGTCTTTTTCTTTAAGAGCTGCTGCATGTTTATCGTCTAAAATTCCTCTTTCTTTATATAAGTATCTAATAACAACAGATAAAGAAATTACAGCTGTAATTAAAAGAGTCTTAACACCCATGTCTTCATAATCGGGGCTGTTTGCTAAAAAATTTATCATTTTTTAAATATTTGGGGGGGTATGTAATTTTTAGTTATCTTCTTTTTTGTTTAAATATTTTTTTAGCAACCCAAGTGCAATTTCATTGTAGGTTAGACCGCTTACGAATGCTCCAAATGAAGTTGGGTTTAAGTTTAGTACTTCGTTAGAAAACCTTATTGAGATAAAAGTTATCAAGAACCCTACAACCATCTGCTCCCAAGTAGTTGGATAATCTTTTAAGCCACTGTACACTTTTCTGATTAATATACCTAGTACGGCTCCTACTAAAGCTATGAGTAACCAAGCCACATATTGCGAAGGGCTTATGCTTCCAAAAAATTCTAAGTTAAAGTCTTTTAAAAAATTTTCCATTTTAGTTTGGGGTTTTAAGGGTTTTTAAGTTATGTTTTAAGCCTTCTCTAAATCCTAAGTTATAATTCTCTACAGCTATCTTAGCGATAAACGCTTTATGTATTGCAGATAATCCTTCTGGTAAGTTTGACAAAGATAGCTTGCTTCTTTCTACTGTTTCTATAAAATGTTCTGACGGCATTAAGGAATAATTAGTAGGTTATTAAATGTTGGATCTGGGTACACTATTGTTTTTTCTTTTACTTGTATTGTATTATCCTTAGCCGGAGCGCAGCTAAAGATAATAAATACTATGAATATAATTATTCTCATAACTCTTTTCTTCCTAAAGCTTCTTGATAAGCTTGTATTACTGTATTATTAGCTACTATTTCGGCATCAGTAAAACCCTCTCCAAATGATCCAAAAGCTAAAAGACGTCTACTTGAAAAAACACTATTGTTTTCTCTATTAGCCCCACAAAGATACAACTCAAAATTTATTGGAGGTAATGAGGTTGCAGCTATGTTTACAGTAGTTCCATTTCTAGATATTTTAAGAGTGTTGGCATCTATTCTATTTGTTACGTATAAACCTAGTTCATTAACAAAAGGAGGGCTGAATCCACCTGAAACTTTATTGTCATTCATAGCAGAGTAGCTAATCCCCCATTTAATTAAAATCATTGCTCCGTTGCTTTCATCCAGTTTAATACCTCCCATTTCAGCCGCTCCACCAAAATCACCATTAGTTTTAGAGTATATAGATAAATGACCACTATTTTGTGATAGAACAGAAGAGCCTATTGCATAAGTTCTAGCATAAGACGAACCTGTGTTTGAAATGCCATTGCTACTATGAGTAAAACTTCCACCTCCATTTACAAAAGTTAATCTATAAGCAGCATCTAAATCTCTTGGGTCTTTAATGTTCCATTTATGACTTGCTGCAGTACCTCCAATTAATGGGTAAATAGCTTTAAACTTGCTCCAAGTCCCTGCGTTTTTAAACCCAACTACTAGATTATTTAAAGCTGTTTTTTGTGGCTCTGTTAATGTTCCAATAGCATTAATTGCTAATTGAGCATCAGTATCAAAACCAGCTACCGCTGCTACATTAGCATAACTGTTGATGATTTGTGCCTGAGCCACACTTGTAGTAAATGTGGCACAAACAAAAATTAGTGAATAAAAAATCTTTTTCATAATTATATTCCTTTAATGGTTAATATTACTCCTTTACCACCTGTTGGTACACCCGTAAAATCTACTATTATTTCCGAATCATTTTCTAAAACAGTAGTAGCTAAAGTATAAGGAACACTAGCTGTAGTGCTTGTTTTTTCAGTGGCATCTGTGCTTAATAGAGTTCCAAAAACAGAAGTGCCATTCTTTTTAATATCTACAGACAAGCCAGTGGTTGTTCCCGCATTAAGCAGTGAAACTCTAACATCTGTTACTGTCATACTATAAGGCATTCTAAAGTAGCCTTTTGTGATACCCGTAGTAATATTTGTTACTAAGTCTGAGCAAGCTATTTGTATAACTTTGGGTACTGTAGCAGTCACCCATTCTTTTGTAACAGCTATTTTACCTGTTGTATCCGCATCAATAAGAGTGTTAGTAGTTGATGGTAATGTGACTGAACCATCTTTTACAACTACTAAAGCATCGCTTCTGCTTGCTACTCCATAATTAGCATCTGCATTGTTTATGTTTCCATTACCAACAACAAATAATGGTCTTTTAGGAAATGCATTATAATCTGTTGTGTTCTGATTTATTATGTTTGCTGCTTGTCCTACTACTGTAGTGTTCATAGAAGTTACATCATGACCAGTCCCAAAAACACTATTTGTGTAACCATTATCTTTTAAATTATAACCGTTTAAAAAACTTCCTGATCCATTTCCATCTACTAAATATCCAAAAACAGAAGTAAAAAGATTTCTAGCTTTGACATCAGAACCCATAGCAAAAGAACTAGAACCTGTTGCTCCAAAGTTACCTGCTGTTTCACTATAACTTAAATCGATTGCATCAGCTCCAATATTACCAAAGTTTAGTGGATTAGCACTAGATAGTCTATACCCTACTCCATTGCCTTCATTTACTGCAGACAGTGGTATGTCAAGAGTTGTCGCCAATGTATAATTACCTACAACTGGTGGTGCTGGTAAATTTATTGTTGTACTAACTGTAGGGTCTAAAAACCTTAAAGTAGTTGCGTTTGTAGAAGTTGTATTTTGCTGTACTATATCTACTATTCCATTAGCTGATTGTATTGTAGAATTATAAGTAGGTCCATTACTGAATATTGCAGAATTTGAAATACCATTTGCGGCTTGAAAATAAGCTCCTGCAGAAGAAAATGTATCAGGGCTTACTAATTCAGCGTTAAGCCCATTACTAATACTTAAAACATCTTGTAAGTTAGGTGTTGTTCCACCACCACCGCTAGCTGCTGCAACATCTGCTGTTGTTGCTAACGTGTAATTACCAGGTACAGGCGGTGATGGAAAACTTATATCAGTATCAGCTAATGCGTCTTTAATTGTTACAACAGTTCTAAATCCATTTGCTGGGTTAGATTGGTATACACTAAATAAACCATTTGTAGATTGTATATCTGTCTGTTGTCCAGTTGGTGTCGCAGATGATAAAGTTGCTGTGTTATCAGTCAATCTTAATTCTGAAAAATTTCCGCCGTAATTAATTAATAGTTGGTGGTACTTAGAGCCTAAAGGTCCCTCAAATAAATTTACTCTAGCTTGATTACTGTCAGCGTTAGCAGTACTTCCTGCATCTAAAACTGATTGTAAATTAGGTGTTGCTCCACCACCACCACTAGGATAAGCCACTCTTTCAATTTCGCCACTCGTTGCATTTCTTGTTAAAAGATCTGGTGTTCCCGTTACTGTTGTTGGAATAGTAGGTAAAGCAATTTTTCCTTTTAATATAGTTTTTGTAATGTTGTCGTTTCCTAATGTAACAGTATTAGAACCTGCCCCATTCGCAAAAGCACCTATTACAATTTCGTTTGTTTGATTGGTTGCTAATGCTTGGGAAAATGCTCCCAAATAAACTCCTTGATTTAAAGTTGTGATTTGCGTATTTGCTACACCCATTCCTGCTTCTCTACCCATTCCTATATTTTGAGACCCTGATGTTATCCAAGCTAATGATCCGCCACCTACTGCAGTATTTTCGTCTCCAGTAATACTTCTAAATAATGAAAACTGACCTATTGCAGTATTGTTTTGTCCTGTAGTGTTTCCTAATAAACTATTTGCTCCAAAAGCAGAATTTCTTACTCCGCTAGTATTAGCTTTTAAAGCTCTATATCCAAATGCGGAACTAATATCTCCAGTAGTAGAAATTAAGGCTTCTTCTCCAAAAGAAGTATTAGTAAGCAAATTGTTATTCCCGTTATTCCAAACAGTCTTTTCAGTGTTATTAAATTCTAAATGAGGTATTAAAGAATTTGCTAATACAAAAGCTGTAGTTGCAATTTGTGTTGTGTTTGTTCCCGCTGTTGCTGTTGGTGCTGTTGGCGTACCTGTTAATGCTGGTGTATTTAGATTTGCGTAAACAGTTGCATCTACACTACCATCAGCTTTTAAAAATTGAGTTGAAGTGCCTCCTGTTTTAATAAATTTATCAGCAACTAAAGCGCTTTGGTAATTTACTACATTAGGAGTTCCTTGAAAATCGTGAAATCCAATATCTCTAGTACTTAGTATATTATTAAAAAAGAAATCTTTTGTAGGTAAAGAAAATGTAAATCCAGCATTAACAGCTGGAGAATTAGATTGCACTTTATAAGCATCTAACTGGTCTTGTAAAGGAAAATTAGCAATTCCTATACTCTGTGAAAATCCTGGATCCGCGAATCTAGGATCTGTTACTGTACCAACAGTAGCATCTGTTGTAGCTCCATTTACTCCATAGACAATATTGTTACTAAACGTTCCATATTTAGTTCCTGAAGAAGTAACAGTTCCTACGCCATCTAAATAGAATATATTATTTCTAAATTGAACTCCAGCTAATTGTGAGCCACTAAAACTAATACCAGCATTTGTCGCTTTTACTGAGTTTTTTCTTGAAACATAAACAGTGTTATTATGGAAAATTTGTGTTCCTGTTGAATTAGATGCTCCTGCCCAAACTCCTAAAGACCCACCATCTTGTAAAAGACGTCTAGAGTCATTTACAGAAAGATTGTATCTAACTATATTGTTACTTATTTGACTTGCACCATCATATTGAAATATACCATACCCTATACCATCATTGTCATGTGAATAGCAATATTCAATTACACAATTTACAGAACCCCCATCAATATCAAATCCACCCCCATCTATTTCTCTTGAGCCAGTTTTATTATGGTGTGATTCACTTTTTCTAATTGTAGTATTAGTACATTCCCAAACCCATATACCTACTGGACCACCTGTAAAATTGTTTCTTTGCCCATTTCCATACGCTTCGCATTCCTCTATTAATGAATTTACCGCACAACCTAAAACAATTCCATTACCTGAATTGCTAGTAGTTAAAGTAAAATCACCTTCATTATTATATGCTTTTATACCCTTAAATAAAATATTGTTTAGGTTTTTAGTAGTGGTCCAATTGTCCATTGATACTCCTGTACCATTATTAAAATAGTTACCTCCTATAACCCTAACGTCTGAATATCCAAAAGTTGCATTATCACTATAACCATAAAAACCAGCACTTTTAAATCCTGATGCGTTACAACTAAGTACTTTTATATTATTTGATGTAGCTGAAGTAACAGCTAACATTATTCCAAATTCTGTGACTCTATCATCTTCAACAGTGTCTAAATTTTCTAAAGTTACATAAGAAGAGTTTAATACTTTTATAGCAGCTTCAGTGTTTGAAGGAACTATAATAGGATTTTTACCTGCTCCATAAGAACCAATGTATATTGGAGCAATAAGTGTTCCTGAATCTTTTATTAATAAACTGTTAGTAAAAGTATTGTCTTTCATAAATAACACTTTATCTCCTGGCAATAATGTAAGTGTATTTACTTTTGTTACTGTTAGAAAAGGAGTGTTCTGAGATAAACCATTATTTGAATCGTTACCTGAATTTGAAACATAAAAAGTTCTCCCTGTACCTACACTAGTTCCAGCATTTGCTAATACAAAAGCTGTTGTAGCGACCTGAGTCGTATTAGTCCCTACTGTAGCTGTTGGAGCTGTGGGTATTCCTGTTAATGCTGGACTTTCTAAAGGAGCATAAGTACTTAAATCTTGAGCTGTTGGTATGTCAGATTTAAGAGCTATGGTTCCAGCTATTTTAGGAAGAGTTAATGCGATTGTACCATTAGCTTGCGTAGCATCCATTTGCAATAGCGAATATTTAGTAGCGTTACCAAATCTAATATTATCTGCTTTCAGCTGAATAAATGTACTAATCCCATCAAATTCACCTAGAGTAATTCCGTTATATGGTCCAAATGATAATTTCTTATTTACTCCAATAGTGTTATTCATTATTACATTATCGCCAGTACTTGTTGTTGTGTATGTACCACCTGCGTCTAACACACTTTGTAAGTTACTATTTGCTGGAAATGTTCCTAAAGTTTTGTCTCCTTTTATATACTGTGCTGCAGTACCCGTAGGTATAGTATTTTCTTTACTAGCTAACCCCGCATTAACAGCGGTAACTGTTGGGTATTTTGTATTTGTACCGTCGGCTGTTAGTGAGTTTTGTTTATTTGACAAATTTTCTTTTAGATTTAAAGCTGTTTGTTGAGCGGTGGAAACGGGTTTGTTTACATCGCTTGTGTTATCCACAGTACTTAATCCTACCATAGATTTAGTTATACCAACAACTGTACCTGTAAAGGTTGGTGAAGCTAAATTTGCTTTTAAATTTAAGGCATTTTGTGTCGCAGTTGCTATTGGTTTACTTAAATCGCTTGTGTTATCCACATTTGCCAAACCAACATCTAACTTTGTTAAATCAATATTACCTGCTCCTTCTAAAGACTGATTTTCAATAGTCTTTAAAGGTCTTTTACTCTGTATTGTACTTGTAGTTTCGTCTCCTGTATTAGTTCCACTAGAAGTTCCTGTACCTGTTAGTTTTGTCGCCAAACCATCTACTAAAGCTTTGGTACTTGCATAGGTAGTTGAGCTTGAAGAAGTGAAACTATCTGATTTATTTGCTACATTTTCAGGAGTAAAACCTAAAGCCGGTTGCTTTGAATTCCATGTTTCTTTTTCTGTATCGCTAACAAAACGATTGCTTGCATCTTGTGTGATTATACTTGGCGGGTGATTAGTTGGGTGTGTATAATTAGTTACACCTGCTAGACGAGTAATTTCTGAGTCTGAAATTAAGGATTGCCCCGTTACTTTGTCTACTTTAGTACCTAGGGCAGTTATATTGCCTGAATTATCGAAATTAGTTATACCCGCTAAACGTGTGATCTCAGTATCCGAAACTAGAGACTTACCCGTAACTTTGTCAACCTTGTTACCTAGTGCGGTTACGTTACCTGAGTTGTCAAAATTAGTAACACCCGCCAACCTAGAAATTTCGGTATCTAAAATTAAAGATTTACCCGTAACTTTATCCACTTTACCACTAATGTCTACTACTACTAAGGGTTGGTATATAGTGCCATTCCAGCGGTATAATTTGTTGTCTGTAGTAGTCATGTATATTTTACCCGTAGAGCCTACAGTAGGTAAATTAACTGCTGCAGTATACTCTAAAACGTCTACTAAGTCTGCTTTAGAAATATAATTAACCTCACCATTATTTTCCTGAACATTTACCCTAGTGGCATTAGGACTGGAAATATTATTAGTAATTAGTAATTTTGTAGGAGCTATTTTTTGACCTAACGTACCTAAAGATGTTGCTAAGAGCAACAATAATAATAATCTTTTCATTTTATATTTATTTTTAGTTTTCAATTATCACTCTTATTAATGGTTTGAAGTTATCTGAATTACTTAAATCACCACCTAACCATTCTGCTTCTGGATACCTTTCAGTACCGTCATTTTTCCAGCCACAAAAAACGTCTCCTACTTCATCAACACCTAAGTCTTCGTTACCTACACCTTTTTGTATAAACTTAAAAAGTGTGGCAGGACTTCTTACAGTACCTACACCTAAAGAAGCAGCTAGGTCCTGCATGGATCCAGTATAGTTTCCAGCTGTGGGAATTTTTACGGGGCCTTGGTTGGTAAGAACCTCTAAGGTCTTAACTTGGTTATCAATATCTTCTTGCGATGGGTGCTTTACAACTACTCCTTCGTGTTTGTGCCAAAAACTATCCCAAGTAGCAGAAAACTGTGATTGGTCAGGTCTAGCACCTGTTTTAAACCACTCTTTTATTGTGGCTAGTGAGGTAACAATTATAGCTGGGATAGGCATACTTTAATTCTTTAAATTAATATTTATGTTGTGTGTTTCTACTAGGTCTAGTAACTCTACCTTTTCTAAATGAACTAATGGTCTAAGAGTAAAAAATAAAGTGTACTCAAAAATACCATCAGTTCTCTCAAACTCATCTGTGTACATAGAGTAAGTAACCTTGTCACCAACCAGTTCCCCCTCTACTTCAATAGGGTTGAATAATAAACCTCCAAAAGCACGGAAATTTTCAAATACCCACTGCATGAAAGCTAACTTATGTAGTAAGTTATCAAAGTAACCTGATACCTGATACTCAAATACTAGCTCTATAGGATCCTTACCTAAATGAGCGCCTATAACTTTTCCCTCTGGGTCGTACTCGTAAGCAAGTATAGTCTTTTCTTCATTAGGTCTCCAATCACTAGAAAAACTAATTGTTTTGTCTAGAAGTACTATCCTAGGGTAAGCCTCTTCAAGTTTTTTAGCGTACTCTCTGTTAGAGTGCCTAGCATACACAACAGAAATGTCCAAGGGAACTGTACCTAATGAAACAGTAACCTTTGGCTGGAATAGTTTAAAAAATCCCTCATGGACATCTTGCAGTGTTAGTAGCATAGCGGTTTATTTTTTTCTACTTTTCTTAGTACCGTATTTTTTAACTTCATGCCAAGTATCTGGAGTTTTACCGTTAGACGCTACCCTGTATCTTTTTTTATCTGCAGCTATAGAAATTACAGAAGTTCCCATCTTAGTCCCCCTGTGTATCTTTTTCTTATAGTTTGGGTTATCCAGTTCTGGAGTTTTGGCGTAAATAGCGTCTACACCTTTAGGACCAACTTTTTTACTAACTCTGCGGTCTCCAAATTTTTTCTTAGCATTCTTAACCAATATCTCCTCGTCAATAGGAGTACGAGAAGATTCTCTAGAATATTTTTTTACTTTCTTCATACGTGAAGATTTTTCAACGGTATCCATACTCTCCATTTTCATAGCCATTTTTTCAGCCTGTGGAGAATCTTTACCATACTTCTCTACCATCATAGCGTATTTTTCCTTGCACATCTCCATAGACATACTAGAACATTTAGAGTTTTTACCCTTACTAACTCTAGAGTGCCTTTTAACACTGGTGTTACCTTTTCCCTTTACGCTTCTAGCGTGTGACTTTACTGTAGTTGCCATATTTTATCTTCTTTTTTTAGTGGTGAATCTTTTATATGCCTCAACAGAGTTTGCAGCTACCTTTTTCTTAACCATAGGCTTGTGCAACTTAGAGCTTTTACGTGACTTTTTAGTACCATCTACTTTGTGGGAACCTGTAAAATCGTCTAATTTGTGAGCCATTATATAGGCACGCTTTTCAGCTATACCTCCTTTTTTCATAGCAGATAAAGAGGTTTTAAAACCACCATCTTTAAGTTGTTCTCTGGTACTTTCCATATCGCTACGAATAGGGTTTTTTACTCCCTTGTATGCTAGACTGGTCTTAACCTTGTGGCCTAAAGTTTGTTTACCAGCTTTACGACTATGCCTCTTAACCGAAGTATTTCCTTTACCCTTAACCGATCTTGAATGTGATTTTACTGTAGTTGCCATACCTCTTATTTTTTAGTGCCTCTAATACTATTTTTAGTACCTGAAACTTTTGTTAATAGTTTCCCCATTAATGGAGCTAATTTACGTAATTCTTTTTTATTAAATAGGTAATCATTTGAACTTGTATCACCCGTATTTACCTGAGAATATAAACGGGCAAAAATTTCCTCTGTGTCCTTACCATAAGTATCATCGTTCTTTACCTGGTTCTTATAGGTTGGGGTTTTTCTAACCTCAGTAATCAAGTCTTTAAATTCGGGCAAAGTCTTTAATTTTTTCTCTCTAGCAAGTATGTGGGAAAGCTCGTGGTGTACAAGAGTATCCTGATTTTCGCCCGAGGATTTAATTTTCTTGTCTTTGAGAGTAATTTTATGATCCGTAGGAATTTTAGAGTGTTTAGAGACCTTACTTTCAGTTAAAGCCATAGAAGTACCCTCTGGGTCAGGATAATCACCTTTGGTAACGGTAACACCCGACTTAATAGCGTAACGATTCTTGAATTGGGAAACAAGTTTACTAGGAGCAACACTTCTTGCGTGCCTGCGTACCGTAGATACTTTATTCTTACCAACCCTAGTATGCCTTTTAACTGTAGTGTAATTCATAACTATTTCTTTTTCTTTTTAAGTATTCTTCTACCATCAGAATCGTGGGAGCTACCAAACGTATTACCTCCATCATTAGCAATAATACGTCTAAGGTTATGAATCTTACTAGTCGCCTGAGGAATACCTGCCCTCTTGTCTCTACGTCTGTCGTTAGCAACTAATTTGTCCACGTTAACTGTTGACATTTTGTTGGTTCCAGCTTTGTCCTTTCCTGCACCTGTCATAGAACTAGATAATCTACGTTTAAGGTTGTACGCTTCAGTACCATACCTAGAGTGGCTCTTTACTGTACGTGCATGACGCTTAACACTAGTATTCTTTTTACCTTTTACACTTCTTGAGTGTGACCTTACCGTTGTAGCCATAATTTTTATTTTTTAATACGTTTAATTTTTCCGTTCTCAGTTCTAGCAAATCGGTGAGTGGAAGTTTCTTTACTAAGAAGTTCAGTACCTGAGTACCTCTTACCACCAAAAGTCCAACTAACTTTTCTACTGTGGGCTTTTACTATACGCCCTTTACGCAAATGTTTTTTTACTTTTCTCATACTATCTCTTACTTGACTTAGACTTTATGTGTTTTTTCAAAGCTTCTTTGTACACTGGACGAAATTCTAAAAATATTTTCTTTAGAATAGGGTCAGGAATCACACCTTTATCCATACGTCCATACTCAAAGTAACGCCAGATTTCTCGATACTTTACATCTTGAATTCTACCGTTAGTGATAGTAACAACGCTTTCTTTTTGCTCCACACTACGTAACAATTCACCTTTACTTAGCGTTATACCCAGTAGCGGAATTTTGTACTCTTCTTCAACTCTTTCAGTAACGTACTTAACGAAGTAAACAGCCATAGATTCAGCAAAAAGTTCCATACCCTTTGGAAAATCTTTAGCGACATTAGGTGCTTTAGCTTTTGGGTGGGAACTAGCCACTTTCATACCTCTAGATATTATAGCTGCTTTGTTCATTATCCGCGAAGTTTATCTTTAATATTAAATTCGACTGCTATACAAGTATCGAAAAGTTCCTCAGAAAGAGATACATCTATAGTATTATACTCCTTACCGTCCAATACAAAACGTACCTCTCTACCATCTAGGCGAAAAGTACCAAATGCCTGTATAAGTTGCTTAGGAGAAAAGTATAGTGTTCCGGAAGCTATGTTCTGGTATCCTGCGTAACTTTCGTCAAAGTCTAGGTCATTTTTGTTGTATAAACAATTTAAGGTAACTGTCTTAGTTACCTCGGCTGCTTGTATTCCGGTAAAGTTTTCAAATGTTGCTGGTTCTCCCTCTTGAGGTAATTGTACTAGTATAATAGTAACTACCTTTGGGGAATTAGTCACTGCCTCGTGAAAAGCCTGAGCGTATTTGCTGTGTTTGTTCTGAGTAAGGATAGCTGTCAAAGTATTGGAAGTATGATAGTGGTCTGTCTAAAGTAGCTCTAGACCACATTCCGTTATTTTTTCTAAATGAGTAGTCAGAAAAACCTTGTTCTAATTTATCCCTTAACCATAAAAATAATTTGTACCAAATAGAGTTAACATCTCCAAAGAAATTTTCTGAACCGATTGCAGTTCCATTATCACTAGTAGGGTACAATTTTTGTAAATCTTCTGAGTCCGAAAGACTGAATGTATTGCCTATAGTAACAGTTATGTTGTCTAGTCCTCCCGTTAATTGTCCTCCCACATCACTACCAGTACCATCACTAAAAGTGGATCCATCAAAAATAGTTTGAGCGTAAGCAAAAACTCTTCTGTAATCTACAAGAAGTATAGCCACATACAAGCATAAATGGTCAAAAGACCTACCAGTAAAGGATTCGAGTAATGCATCTATTTCCTCTGTAGACATAGCTTCTGGGTAATCCATGAAACCTACTAAATACAAACGAACAAAATCCATAACACTCTTATCCGAATAAAAGGTTTTTGTGTAGAGTTTAATTTCTCCAGTCATAGGAACCTCAGTCATGCTAATAATGGAAGCTATGGGTTCATCAGAACGGAATGAAGCGGTAAAAGCCAACGGTACATTTTTGCCTACCAAGAGTTCTAGTAACTCCCCAAAAGTTTTTCCTGTAACATCGGAATCCAAAAAAGGGGTTTCTGGAGCATCTCCAGTTTTAACTATTTTAAGTCTGGTGGCGCTTAAAGAAAACGTACTACCCACTAAACCACCCAAAGTCATTACCTGAATTGGGTAGTTGTCAAAAATGTATCTTCTAACTGTGGATAGTATATTATCTTTAACCATTGTGTTTGCTAATTAAATTATTTTACGATAACAATTCTAGCTGTTTGAAGCACCATAGCAACGGTAGCTGGGAAAGTCTGATACTTATCCTTAATTACAGTTACAACGTTACCTCCGATACGGCAAGTATGATCTTTAAGACCCATACAATCGTACATTTTTTCAGTAGCTTCTTCAACCGAAGCTGCTTCTGCAATAGGTTCTTCTACTTTAGCCAATTTAGCCGCTTTAGCTACTGGTTCAACTACTGCTGGTGCGGTAGTTTCTGCAACTCCCGTACCTTTGTTATCGACTACTTGTTCACCTAAAACTTCTAGTTTTTCAGCTTTTACTACTTCTTCTGTAGTTACTACTGTTTCTACTGGTGTTGCTGTTGTTGCAACTACTGGTTCTTTAACGACTTGTGCCGCTGATCTTTTTCTTGTACTCATAGTATTTTAAAATAAAAAGCAACCACCCTATTAAAGGGTAGCTGCGGTTAGAATTTTGATTACGTTATCTTCCTCGATTAAACCGATTCCCCATATACCGTACCAACCTAATGTTCTCTTACGTCCCATTTCTTTAACACCATCGTCACGTAATTCTACGTCCAACGCAACTGCCCAAGCATAAGCGTTTTCTCCAAAAATTACTGCTTCACAAGAAGCTGCTGGTGCAAAAGTACCTCCGTATTTAGCCACGGTCTGAGCAGACGTTAATAAAGACATATTAGTAGTCTCGATAAATACGACTCCTTCGTACATACCTACCTCACCAATGTATAATTGTCTTCTACCCATGTAAGTATTAGCATTAATCCAAGCTGCATCATCTCTCAATTGACGTAACTGCTTAGGGTGCGCAACGCATACATAGTACTCTCCGTTGAATTTAGGTGCATTGTTAGTAGCTAATATCTCTACGGCATCTTTAACAGTTTTACTATTAAATACAGAAGAAGTAGACATACCTGTAGTAGAAGCAGCTCCATCTCCAAACACAACATTAGTAGTGCTTAAACAAGCGTCTCTAAATTGTTTGTCTAGAACTGTAGCTAAGTTATTAGCAAGTAATTTAGAAGCATCTCCCATTACGTCAAGTAAAGAAGTTCTAAGCAATAACTCGGTTAATGTAACCATGTTAGCCTGTTCTTTAACTGTAATAGTGATCTCACTTGTAACTAAATTGTTAGCTGCAAGAATGTCCTCTTCGTTAATAGAACCTCCACCTGCTAAATTACCGTACTTAGTAAATGTGATTGACTTACCTCTAATTGCTTGCAAGTCTCTTTTTTGCTTGGCGAATTGTAAAAATTTACAGATAGGTTGTGCTTGAAAAAGTACCTCTTTAGAGTAAAAAGCTCTTACTGCCTCTGGGATTGGAGTATACCCTGCAGCTGATGTAGACTGTGATGTAACTTCCGCAAAAGAAAATACAGCCAATAAAATGAATGAAAAAATTGATAATAACATAGTTATTTAATTATAAGATTAGGATTCTTTTTTAATGTTCTCGTTTTTGAACGACTAGTTGCCTAAAACATTAGATAATCCTGCACGTAACTCTTCGCGTCTTCGTGAGAACTCGTCCATTGACATTGAGCCAACGTTAGGTGCTTCTGTACTTGCTATTTCAGTACTTGCTGGAGAACTAGGTAAAACAACTGTTCGTTCTGGAGCAATAGCGTTAGTTTCTGGGTTTGCGTTAGTTACTGGAGCTGTTTGTGTCTGTGGAGCAACGGTATTAGGAGCTACTTGCGGTGCCGTTTGATTTACTACCTGTGGTGGTGTAACTTTGGCTATAGGTGCATGCTGCATCTGATACTCAATATTTGTAACTCCAAATTGTGGTGCGTACTTAGCGCATAAACTTTTAGAACTTTCAAGGGATGCGTCTATTTCTTCTCTAGTAGTACCAACTACTAATTCGGGAATAACTTTACCTAAATTTTCTTGTAGAAGTTTACTTTTGTAAGCCTCAAGACTAGCTTCTTCATTTCTAGCATTAGCAGATAACAATGGTTCTAATTTATCAGTGAAAGCTTTAAACAATTGATCTAACTTAGCTTCCGCAGTTGCTAAAATTACTTCCTCCCCCGCATTACCTTTACTGGGATTAATAATTTCGGCAGTAGCTAAAGTTTGGTAGTCTCTTTGTAATTTTTCAAACGCTGGGTACAGTTTACCTTTTTCGATAGCTGCTGCGTCTTGTCTGATTAATGAAACCAAGCTATTAAGCTCTGGTGTATCAGCAACAGAGAACTCTTGTCCCCCAATGTTGATAGTTCTTGGTATTGTTACTCTTTGTGGTCCTGTTGTCTGTTCCGAAGTAGTGTGCGTAGTTGTTGTCAAAAAATGAAATTTTTTCATAGTGTTTTTTCCAAGATTGTTTTTAATAATTTTTACTTGCCTGAGACAAGGTTAGCCTGTAATGCACTAGAAGCTTCTTTAGAAACCTCAGGATTAGTTTTACTTGTTTCCATAGTAACTAAAGGTGCTGCAGGTGTTCCTGCATTTACAAAAGCCGGTGCTGTAGGAGAGGCTTTTCCTTTTCCTACCTCGTGCAAACTTTCTGCGTTTTGATTTGTGTCCATCTTTTAAGATTTAGATAATTAATAATTGTTTTTAATTTACTTCTCTGGTAGGTGGCATCCTGTTCCGAAATAATAATCCAAAAGACTAACCTCTTACAAATGTATAGTAATTTTTAATATCCACGAAAGTTTTTAAAAATTAATTTACTGGTTGTGTGTTATCTGTACCTTGAGTATCCCAACCAGCTGTAGCATCAGTACCTAAAATTTCAGCAATTTCTTGTTGCAACTTCGCTCGTTTAACTTTATCTTCCTGTATTTCTTCTAATAAGTCTGGGATATTATTTTTTCCTAGGCGTTTAAGTGCTTCAGCTATAGAAGCCAAGTCTAACTGGAACTCTATCTGTAACTCCTGCAGTAAAGACATTCTATCTATAGGGAAACCATAAGACCAAACAGCTGCACATTCATACTCCTCACTAAAATTATTGGGTATCTTACCTAAAAGTTCTGTCTCTTTAGTAGTTAACTTACCTCCAGCTTTAAGTATAGGCAGGTAATCCATTATTAGGTCATTAACCATTTTTATTCCCTCACCATACGATAGTCCCTTTAGAGCTGCTCTCTGGTAAATTGGTTGGTACGTAAGTTTTAAAGCTGCCGCAGAAGTACCTGATATAGATTGAATCTTACCCAGTACGCCCTCAGGAATATCTGATAGTTCGTGCATGGCAGTTTTTAAGCGGTCAAGAAATTCCATAGAAGCAGACAAGTCAACATCCAAGCCTAGGTTAAAAACGTTTGCCTCTGGTGGTAAACCACTCCAAACTTTACCGATACCCCTAGACATATTTTTTACAGTTGCCCCAGTTACTACAGTTGTAGGAGCTGAATGGTAATCGATGATACCTTTTAACTCTTGGTGCAATTCATTATAAACCTTATTTAATTTTAGAATATCCTCCGCATCAGAACTAGCATAGTACCCGTTACTGGTAGGCTTGTTTTTAAAATGTACTACTGGCACTTTACCTAGACCATGCTCCGTAGTAACATAATCGTACATATCCCTATCTTTTACATTTTTAGATTGTGTAGTTTTTTGCTTCCAAGTAGTTACGTGTGTCTTAGTGTATACGTATACCATGATCTTGTAGTCCCCACCTTCTTCAAGAGTATTGATAACTTTAAAAGATTTTAGGTTATCCGTATCACCATCTGTAAACTCGGGAAAACATTTTCTACTATCGAATAATTTAAGTTCTATTCCTAGACCATCCTTAAAGAATACACCTATCCAACTATCTCCACATACACTACCCATCTGTAATAGTTCTTGTGCAAGTTGCTTATGTTTATTTTTTCTCCAAACACCCATAATAAGTTTACCAACACTATCCTCAATTACTTCATCTACAGTATCGGAATAGTAGCCCTGAACCTTAAAACTGAAACCATCATCACCCAATAAAAATTGGTTTATTTTATCAATAAATGCTCTAACATAATTAAAAGTAATGAACGCATCATTAGCTTGATTATAATGAAGCCCCTGATAGAATTTCCAGTATAGGTGGTACTTAACTACACGTTCAATCTCTTTTGCATTATCACTAATTAAATTAGATGCAACGGAACTTTTTATGTTGCTCTCGAAAACCTGAGCATCCATGGAACTTATCTTATTAGTAAGCCTCTGATTGGGATTCTGTGTATTCATAAACTAGGGTATAAACTATTGGTATCTACTATTTAAAATCTGCTGCTGTGTAGCAAAGGTATCAAAAAATGGGTTATCATCTTCTTCTTCCAAAAATTCTTGTATCTCAAAACCATCGGTCATTAACATCAGCGCTAAACTATCGATGTAATCATCTTGGTATCCGTCACCTTTTTCAGCGCATAGGTACGCTCCGTTGTACCATTTTTGCATATTTAATAATTGTTCTTTAAAGCGGTCCCAAGTTTCTGTTTTCTGAGCCTGCGAATTTGCGGGCAATATAAATCTACCAGTTTCAAAGTAGCTTAAAAGATTTAACCACAAATCTGATTTACTAGAAGTACTAAATGGGTACTCTATAATATGTATAACATCACCTACTGCTGCACGTAACCTATCAACAAAAGGTTTACCTACACCTGTATAATCACAAGTTACTGCTGAAACATTATATTCTAGTAAAAAATCGACAACCTCATTAAATTGTGTCTCATAGTCTACCTTGTGTAATTCCATCCAGTCAACCAGTTCCTTTTTAATATCTTGGTCTCCTAAGTCATCTATAGGATTGAAAATTACTTTACCTATAGTAACAATTGTAGAGGATTGATCTTTACCAATATCTAGTCCTGCAACCATAATGTCTTCATCTTCAAAAACACCAAGACCCTTTCTACGGTTACAAACTTTTTTAAATAGTTTATCTGAGATAAGCATACCACTATCCAAGTCCCATTCAAGTGCATAACCTAAACGGAAAGGTGTGGCATCCCTACCCCACTTTTTTTCTTTGGCCTCAACATCACGTTCGTACAGTAGGTGAAATTTTTTACCATCTATAGCGAACTGTTCCCTCTTACTTTTAAAAATCATTTTGTGATTAAATTCTAAATGATACTTTAAACGTCCATCAGCAATTTGTACCGATCGCTTAATATTGTATTGTATCTCCTGCCAAAAATCAGACTTACTAGTTCCGGTAGTTCCACATTTTATAATTGTTCCTCCTACTGCGGAAACCATTGGCTCAATAGACTTTTGTACTAGTGTAGTATCCAAATCTTGTGCCTCTTCAAGAAGTATAAGGTCATAAGTTTTCGATTCTATTTTTGATTGTTTACTTGCTACTTGACCCATCATGTAACTACCATTGGTAAGCTCATACTTTGTAGGCTTAGTAAGTTCAACATTCAAGTCTGGGTCTCCTAGTACCATTTCAGCGTTCTCATTATCTAAACGAAGTAAGGCTCTATTGTAAGTAGTAAATACCTGGTCGGCTTGTGGTGCAAATAAACCTATCTTAATACCAAGCTTGAACTGATCCAAGTCCTCAAAAACAGTAGCAAGTGCTGGAAGTAGTGTGGAAAGAGTATTAACCACGAAAGCCAAAGTTTCGGACTTACCCGACTGCCTAGAAAGTAACATAGTAATTGTAGTATTCTCTAAAGTAAGTACCGCATATATGATTCTATAAGCAATCATTTCTTGATATGAGTACAAAGGTATACCCGTAAGTAGCTTACCAAACTGCATAGTCTTGGCAGTAACAAAATGTGCATCGAAAGATATTGATCCTAACTCTTTCTCTATAAGGTTTTCAATACTGTCTATACTAGCTCCCGAGGTTGTAAAGGCTGTATCATTAATACGCTCTTTTATTTTCTTTTTAGCCATAACCGAAATATTTTCCGTAAATATAGACAAAAAAAGCCATAAAAAAAGCCCCCATATAGGGAGCTGTTGCTAGTTTAGTGTGTACTATTTTTAATTACTATAATTCTTTCTTGGAATATTTGTATCTAATGTTGGCAGTAAAATAAATCCCTTTACTGGAAGCGTTGGCTAATCCAGCCACAACGTAATTAGGTACTCTAGCATACCTGTAAACTCTATTAGTATTAAAAAGAATCAACAATTCTCTCTTAGTTACATCGTGGAAAAAACCTTTTAAGTTAGAAGATTCCACGGTTGTGAACGCTATACCCTTTCGCCTAACTATACTACTTTTACTATCGACCTTACGTACATTAGGATTTATCTTTAGTGCGTTTTTATTGGCTACCGTAGGAATAGCACGTTTTTTAGTTGGATTTTTTGACTTATTTAGAGACTGTTTCCCGAGTTTTTCAGTACCGATTGACTTTATAGTGTGTTTAAGCATTTTTTAAGGTTTTTAAGGTAGTAAAATAGAGTTAAAAATTAAGTACTTTTTATTAGATATTGTACCAATTTTTAGATTATTAAAAGTACTTCTTCAATTTGTATGATATAACTAGAAACGTAGAACCTACAACGGGAGAATTAAAAGCAGTGGCTTTTTGATGCCAACTAGTGTTAGGGTACTTTGCGCCTAGGTCTGCTCTGACTTGTGCATTAAGTAAAAGACCTAAGCCTAAACGTTCTCCTAACTCCCAATGAATACGTAGCGAAGCACTAGGAGCTAGGTGGGAACTAGGTTCATCATAGCTAAGACTGTTACCCCACTTATCCCATCTATTTATAATGTTATACTCAATAGATGGTGCTACAGTTGTCCTTACTTGTTTATTTCCTATGTAGCAGTATAGGGGGAATCGGTAGCCAACTCCAATACTGTACTTTGAAAAATTTATTTTCTCGAAGTGTTCATATCCAGCAGTTACTTCCCAGTTTTTAGATACTAGGCTAAGTATTAAGTTTAGGTCTGCTGCACTTTTATTATCAGTGGGTGCGCTACCTACTATAGCATTTCTTATATCGATACCCGTACTTAAACCTATGTAGGAATCACGATCTTGACCTTGTACTACTGTAAGCACAAAAGCCGTTACTAAAGTTGCAATTAATTTTTTCATCTTATTTAATAATTAAACTATCAATTTTTATATTTTCTATTTTGTCTTCTAAGGAAGTACTGAAACCTTCTGGCTTGTAATTTTTAAGTCTTTTAGTAAAACTCATTGCGGAATCTCTTGACTGGAACTCTTTGCACTTGTTTTCCCTTACCTCTTTAACGTGGTAAACTGCGCAAGTTATTGGTGACCTATTTAAAGTACCAAATTCACTTTCCTTAATAACGTCTGGACATGATGCTGCTTGTATCGAAACAACAATCCATGTAATAAGATATTTGTACATAAGCTTTTATTTTTTTGGTTCTCTAAAGTACGTTATGTTTCTTATAATTTCCTCTTCCTTGTAGATGGCCGGAAGTCCGTAATACACTTGCAGTTTATTAATAACAATTAAACTGTTTCTACCGCCCTTGGATAAAATAGTTTTAACGGATTTCTCTACACCTAAAGACTTGGCATCCTCGTGTAGCGAAAACTTATTAATCGAACCGTACTGTTCTACGATCTTGTTTATAAGCGTTTGTTTAATTTCTGCTAAGCTCACATGGAACTTAGTTTTTCGCGTCTTTTTCATTTTTACTTTTTATTAAGCCCTCATTACTAAGGGCTAATTTACAATTTTCTTTTGTGTGTTGTTTAGATTATCTGATTCTCATCTAAAGTAGGGGGAACGGTTCGCCTAACTCTTAGATAACTTAGGGGCCTATAGAAGTGTAAAACTATTTGACCTATTAAACAATAGTTTTGTTTTTTGTTGGTAGAGTAAACTAGTTGACCTACCGCTATACGCTTTCTGGGTTTCTTACTCATTACTCAGGTCTTTTAGATAACACCTCAACTTCTTGCCACTTATATAAAGGCATAACCTCCCCGTCCTCGTAGCGTATACGAATACCACCATTAAAACCTATAACTTTACCCTCGTAAGAAGTATGAAAATCTTTCCATTGTACTTCAACGTAATCACCCACTTTTAATTCGGTAGTAAGGTCGTTCTTGTAGCATATACCTAATGGATTAGGCTCTTCCCAAATTTTTAGAATCTTGTTACATATTGCATCAAGTTCCTCATTAGGTTTTCTAAGGCAGCTAATATCAAAATCTATATATTTTGCCTCAGTATCACCCGTAAGTAATGGTGCTTCTAAGAACTGCTCTCTAGTCAGGAAACCATTTATAAACCTCCACATTTGAGGCATTATTTTAGGCTCTAGGTGTAATAAGTATCTAGCTAAAAACTCACTCTTACTAAAGTGGAAACGCCCCTCAGTTTTTGTAACAAATGATATACTGTCTTTCACTACCTCTAAAGTATTAATATTGTACCAACCAAGACCCACGAATTTTTTGGCTACTTTTTTAACCTCTTCAAACTTGTGCGTATTTATTAGTTCCGTAAGCTCGTTACGAAATTTTAATCCTCGCATTTCTTTAGCTAGGTAGGCATTACATAATTTATTTACCCTGTGGTTGAATTTTCTATTCGGTATGTACTTGTAAACCATCTCTACCATCTTAGGTACTGATAGTCCTTCTAGTTCGTTAAGTAAATCAGCCCTCAATAATTCATACTCACTGGAAACCAATTCATCTTCCGCTTTTTCAGTATAGTGCTTTTCTTCTTTTTCAACAACTACCTTAGGCGTTACTTTTACAAATACTTCTTTACTCTTTTTACGATGGGTGCTACTATTAATAAAGTCCCAAACTTCCCTAGGAGTAGGGCAAGGATTATCAAACTCTTCACATACTCTAGCGTAATTTTGCATATCGCTTATAGTAAAACCTAATTCATCATCCACTTGAATTTTATAACCTCTACACATTATCCAATCACCGACTTTATCTTTTCTCCTAGTGGTAGTAACTTCATCTTTTTCTCTAAGATAACCATGAAGTGTATTCATAAAACTATCTTGGAAAGTTTGATCCATTGTTATCAGCTCCTCCAAGTTATCGAAACTGTACAATTTTTTTACCTTTTTATTTTCTGGGTCCGTTATTACGTAAGTTGTGTTTCCAACTTTTACTGTTTCCGTTGTCATACTGTTATGGTTTTTGATTTATACTTTTGGTTAGTGCTTAGGAAAACTAAATGGTTTAAAATGTTCTAGTATCGCTGATTCAGAATACGTAGCGTAAGTGATACCCTCTTCCGTATATATTCGGCAATGCCAAAAAGCTTCTTCGGTCTCATCTAACCTATTTTTAGAAAACATTTTTACCATACGGTATCCGGTTCTCTCGTGAACGTAAAACTGTTGTTTTACCTCCTGCTGCAGTTCTTTTTTGTGTAGGGTATCAATCATAACCCAAAATTCAGCCTCTTGTCTACTATAACAATCAACTAATAAATCCTCTCCTGAGAATACTAAAAAACGTGTAGCTCTAGGAACTATTATTGCTGGTGTAATCATAACTCTAATTTTGTGTTAGTTCGTTTAAATAATTTATCGCTTCACCTACGGGGAAATTTTCTTTCCATCTGGATAAGTATTCAGAATCTAATTCTTCAAAATACTTTACGGTGAAAAGACAAATCATACCTAATCTTTTGGCTAATTCCATACTAGCGTAAACAGCATTAGTTTCAAAATAAGAACCCTCGTTTATCACACCTGAGTAAACATCATTCTCAGCGTGCATAAAATCGTGTAACAACCACAAAGGACTTTCGCCTAAGTGTTCAAATTCACATTCAGTATCCTGATCTAAACACCAGTTAAAAAATAGTATTGACAAATCCGTATTATAAGTTTCAAAATCCTCCTCCTTCTCGTTACCACTAGACAACCACTCGTTTACCTCATCTTCACCATACTCCAACTGTACTCTATCATCATCTACATCCAAGTAAGTGACATAAGCTAAAAACAGTTTATGTGGTATTACAGTTCTTCCGTAACCCATTAACATTTCCAAATCATTTTGCTCGTAAATAAAATCTACAATTAAATTCTTATACTTTATTTCCATGGTTTAATATTTTAATGGTTATTTTACTTCTAATATTTTATCAACTCTTCCGTAAGCGTATTTTCTAATCAGTGTCCTATTCGGGGCAAAGTATTCTCGCCAATTACCATGCTGTTTTACAACATATTTTTTCATCACGGGTCTGAAATCATAAACCCAGCCCAATAACTTATACATACCCGTAGTGGCTAATTCAAAAGTACCGAAGTCGTGCCGGTTAGCAAATTTATGTGCTAGAAAATCTTTTGGTTCAGTCAAGTACTCTTCTTTCATTGGCGGTGTCTCAACCGCCGTGGTACTAAATTTCCAATACTTAATTTCTGTCTCCATAATACTAATCTCTATACATTGTTGTTTTACTTCCAAATGTGGTGATAACATAAGCCCAACGATGATCTTCACTCATAAGGCCCAATGTTTTGTTTCTTCTTATTTTGTACTCTTCACAAAAACCATCTTGTTTCAGTACGCTCCAAAGTATTTTTTGTAGGTAGCGTTCCTCACCCATTAACCAGTAATTAAATTCATTAGAATCAAATACCTCTAGAATCAAATCTTTTAACTTTTGGTAGTTAACATCAGGAAGTCCTATATCCGTCATTTGTGCTCTCCACATTTTAAATAATCGATATATTTCAGTACCTCTTTCGTGACGCTCCCCCTCTTCAATTAATTCAGATTCAAGCATATTATTCTCGATCTCGTCAAGGCGAACATCAGCCACACGATTTACGATTTTTTGTAATTCTGAAATTTCTTCCTCAACAACTACTTTTCTTCTAGAAGTTTTTACTGCTGCAATTTTTGAAGTTACAGTCTTTTCGATTGGTTTAGCTTTACCTGGCATCTTACTAAAATTTACTTGTTAATAACGCTCTATTCAAATGGTGACTTTTCTCAGGACTTACACGCTCACCGTAAGCATCCACCCAAACATTTATTTGACTGTCACTACTACTCTCCATGCAATAAATAGCATCAGTCTCTTTTCCATCTTCATCACACTCTACTACACTAACGTATCTTTTTGTTGTTGTGCGTGTATTCATTAGAACCACACCTTTTTCAAATATTACTGTTTTCTCTGCCATAATTTTTATCTTAAATAATTCAGGTTTTTTTCTTTTTAGGGCGATTAATGCCGCCCATCTTACTATTAGTATAATTGCTATTCCCGTTACTATTGGTAATCCATCCATATTACTTAGTTTTAGGTTTTAGTAGCTTATCCAACTCTTTTTGTATTTCAGCGTATTCCCGCTTTTTTACTTCAACAACGACCTCCACTTGTAGCAGGAAATCGACCCCCGAAATTAAACCCATAAGGTAGTTGTTACTAATTTCTCTAATATTTTCTGCTTGTTCTCTACAAGAAAGTGCTTGTGTAATATCCATAATATCTAAATTTAATAAGTTAAAAAATCTTCTAGTAATTCTCCAATTCCACGACCATTTTTGGTAACCTCATAACTAGGGTCCATACCGCTACCGTAGAAGTCAGCCACCAAAGCTTCCAACGTAGGAAACTCCTTGTGGTAATAGTCACACTTCAAGCTATAAATAGTAGCATCATCATCCCTGCCATACTCTTGCAAGTAGTATTTTCTCAATTCATCTTCCGTGAACGTTATCGTGTATTGAGTGCATTGAGTTTTAAAACCGCCATCCACTGCTATTACGTTGTCACTCTCTTTCCATGCGTTGTACATTGCTTTCATAATTTCTATCTTTTTTAAATTAAATATAATCCTCTAAACATCCCATTGGGTCAACCATACTACGTTCCTCAAAGTACGCCTCACGTTTAGAACGCATACCCGCTTTACGCATATCTTTCAATATCTCACGTAACATTAAAAAAGAACCCTTAACCCAATTATCCTGTGGAGTTAAATCCTCACCATCGAAGTAAATGCTACGACCACGACTTCCAGCTTCTTTATCTTTTATAGTCAAAGTCACTCCCCAAGTCACATCATTATACCCAACAGTACACCAACCCAAATCGGAAAACCCATTCTCGTAGTGAGTAGGGTCAACCATATTATAAGTTCCCGAATTTATTACTGGAACTAAGTCCAATACTTGCTCAACCAATTTAATGGCTACTATGTGTTTTATCGCTTTCATATTATGATAGTATTAAAAATCCGACTTCACTAGTTTCTAAACCCGTTTTTTGAACGGCAGTTTCCAAGGCTATCTGGAAGTCGTCATGATACTGCTTCAAAGTAATTTCTTTTTTAGCAAGCTTAGTTATATGGGTTCTCTTAAACATTTTAAGTGTACTAATTGCTTCACTTTGTTCTTTTGTAAGTTTCATATCCGTAAATTTTAATGGTTAATACCTAAATGGTTTCGGCTATTGAAGCCTCATCAGTTAACCTTAGCAAGCTAGTGCTTATAGTTACCTCATTTGCCTGTGATGTCTGGGTGGCCTCGTATTCGCTAGTGCTTATAGGCTCCCTTGGCAGGAAAGTGGGAAGTACCACCTAAGAGTTTTAATCCGTTCTTCTCTCAAACGTCGAAGGAACTTGCCCCTCGTATTGTATTACCATACAAAGATACGACAACATTGATTAACCTACAATAGTTAAACAAGGTAGAAATGTTAAATTTTTGTTAAATTTACGTAAGTTAATCAGATAGCCACCAAAAACGACCAAATAAGGCACTATGCCGACTTTCACCATCATTTTACTACTTACCTGTGAACAACACAACCCAGTCAAACTACACAAGCGAAGGCTCTGATTGCACCATTACGCACCTACCAAACGCAAAAATTCCCCTACCATTACAGTAGAGGAACTCCCACCTAACTAACCAATAGATATAAATGTATGAAAGATTCTAGCCCCAACCATCAAGGGCTTTTCAAATATACCAATTTTTATCTTACACACAACACATCACACACAAATTTTTTACCTACACACTAACCTCACCCCATCCACACACTACACCCGTACACACACATCCCAGTTACCTAACACACACGCACACATTGTTTACCTTTCGATAGTTAATAATTATACTTGTGTTCTACGGTATCTAGCTTTTTTGTATCACTACTAAGCCAAGCTTTTACCCAGCCGTTGACGAACTTTGGTGGGGGGGTCTAATCCAAGCCAGCTAAACACACACACAGTTTCATCCACTCCGTTCCTAGCTAAATATATCATGTCTAGATTCTAAACAATAGTTACGTATCATTACATCTTCATTAACAGATACACCTCCAATTAAAGAGTCTATAACTACACGGAGCATAAAGATAACTCTGTACATTTTAACTACTACTTTATCCTCATGTAGTGTAATACCAACAATTATATTATTTCCGTAATTGTTTATATCCAGCAATAATAACTCCAGTTCATACAATAGAGACTCTTTACCCTCATTGCGTATTACAGTACCTTCTCCAGTATGCGTAAAATTGTAGCTGGCACTAACTCTTCGAGTAAGAACACCATACTTTATAATAATACAACAAGCTGTACTAACTTTCTCTTCACTACGGAAATAAAACTTTACGATTCTTATCATAGTTATTTTTCTTTATCTTTTAGTATAGTTAAATCAAGCACATCACTAAGCGCACTAATGTAAGCATCCATCATATCAGAAGTATGAACACTACCTTTTATATCAGTCTCTCTAAACATACCACGTGGAAAAGGAGTAATAGACCTACCACTTACACTACCTGAAGCGTCCGAAAGTTTTTCAGGCTTAAAAGGTGTAACACCCGTAGGACTTAAAGAATCACGCATCCTCGTAGCCTTAATTAAAGTAGTAGCATTTATAATATAACTAACTACCCTCTCTATACTCATGCGTTTTTTTGCAGTTTCCTTACCAGTCAAACTTATTACAGAAAAGTACAACGGGAAACTTAAACGTTCTAGTATCTCCATTACTAGTTGCGAAGAGTTTAATTCTTTTTCTTCTCCTACTATCCTACTAAAAGCGTTAATTGTTTTAATAGTAAAAGTACGTTCTGATTCTTGGTATTCGATAAGTAATATTAAGTCCTGTGGATCTAATCCGGTAGTAGCAGTTTCCCATACGTGCCAAGTATTTGATGAAGTCATGTGTATAATATTTTATTATTTTTTCAAGGCTTAAAATTAACTGGTAAGTAACTACACAAGTGCCTAAGCATTTGCTGAGTAGTATAAGGAACTATTCCAGTAAATTCAGATTGACTAGTTACTAGAAATTTATCTGGGTAATTTAAGTGTTCTAATATATTAACTAACATATCATCTACATCTTCCTCCCCGTAGAATTTAGAAATAGTTCCAGTAGTTACTAACCAAGAAGAATAATCTACGCTCATACTAACTAGAACTAATTTACGTGATGGACTGCCAGCAGTTTTATAATCAATAATGGCTAGATAGTCTGTGTGTAGATTACCAAAAACTCTCCCTAAATGTGCGTGTGTATCTTTAAGCATATTCTCTGTGCGTGTAGTTATATTTAATTTATTACCCAGCTACGCTTGTAACTGCGTGTGTAAAATTTACCTGTGTAAAATTCCCTGTGTGTGCGTGTGTGTAGTTAGCTAATCTCTGTGTGTGTAGAATCTCTCTGTGTAACTAATTACCCTACGCAGCTACGTGTACCTGTGGCTACAGAACTTCTTTCTTTCTTTTGGTATCTCTCCGTACCTACATCACACATAAACATCTACTACCATATACTTATACTATACATAACATAGATAAACTTACCATTAACACTTTGCCCGCATATTTTTCTAGTATGGTTTAAGGCAGTATTCAAGGGGTTTCCCAACGTTATCAGTCATATTAGTATACTATTACCATTGTGCCTGACTTCTTATGGGGCAAATTTTACTTTTTACGCATCTCTAACCGATGATTTTCGCTACTGGTACTTCGTGTATCATATACTAGCTGTGTGTAACCCTAGTAAATGCGTCTGTGTATACATTAGTAGCTACTGGTAGATTTACTACTACCCGCAAAAGCATTTTACCCTTGTATCAGATACTCTTACTGTGTAGCTAATAACAACTAACTAACCCTAAAAGGTAGTATAACTAGACACTCGTGACAACAAACTTTCTTCAACTGCCTAATTACTTTTCTGGACTCTGAATTAATTTCTGTAAAATAATTACCATCTTTATCAAAGCAGTTGAAACTATAAAGCTGTACCAATTGAATAATCCTGTAACCATTTTTACACTTACAGTTTGGGCAATCTACTGGTTGTGGCGTTCCTATTTCTATTACTATCATATCGTTCCGAATTTATTTAGCCTTTTCTGTCTTGAAAGCAGTACAAAAAGAAACCATAGCCTCATAAGGAGTACTACCGAATCCAGCAATTCCCGAATGTAAGTTTTCACCATACAAGTAACAAAACATATCTCCCTCTTTAGCAAATGTAGGTTTTAAAAGGGCAATCATCTGTAACATACTTACTTCGTATAAATTATCATGTGCCATTTTTCCTAACTGGTCACCTATGTGATGGTTAAAATCTATAAACATACCTTTTGTTTTTTAATTATTTAATATTAATTCTAACTGCCTCATTGTGGAGTTGTTCAAGGGAGAGTTATCCCAGTAGAATCGGAAAAGTTAACCCCTTCATGTGTTATCTGCACAAACCCACTAAGTTTAATAATGGTGACTAGTCTATCCGTAGTTACTTTAACTACAGTATATGTTATCTATTCTCGGCAGTTAGAATTTTATTTTACTTCTTTAATTTTTTAGTTCTCTTTAACCTCTTAGGTTGTGGTGTATCAAAAAATAAATCTTGAAAAACTTTAAACAAATGTAAGTGTAATTGATCTGGTGTAACAAATTGACTATCCGCTACTACTACACTCGGGAATATTATAGAATAATAACTAGGGTAACCTGAGTATTCAAGTAGGTAGTCTAATAAGGAAGTGATACCCTTATAGGAACCTACTTGAATAGTGAAAATTAATTCAACGGTTTCTAAATCTTTTACGTGAGTATTAAGAACTACTTTAAATCTGCGCATAGTAAAACTATCCACACTTACCTTTAATACGAATAATGTTTCCCATGTTACTATATGCAAATTTCTAACTAGCATAATTTTAATCCGATAAAAGTGTATTAAGTTCAATAATACTCTGACGAAGTAGTAAAGCCTCTTCCTCTGATTTCAGCAATTTTTGTTCCCTATCTATAAGTAGTAATTTCTTAACACTAATCAAGATTTTATTTTGTTCCGATAGCGATCTACCACTCATAAGTTCAATAGCCATCAACTCTGCTAAATGCCTAACGGGGTCCGTGCAAACGGGACTATCATAATTTAAAGTCTTCTCTTCTTTATTTACCGCTACTAAAAAAGAATCCAAGTATTCCCTAATCCCACTTACTACCTCCTCAACAATAGGAATGTACTTAGCATCTATAAACTTATCAGGACAGTACCACTCAACCCTGTTAAAATTTTCTGCTATTTCTAAAGAGTATTCAATATGGTGACTATTGGCAATACCTGTAGCTTTTTGTTTTTCCGAAAGATTTTTTATTACTTCCTCCACAGAAGAGTCTTTTATTGGCATTAATACGACTATTTTTATCATAATGTAAATTTTTATTGTTGCTATTTTATTGTTTATGAAAGTAATTTTAATTTGGTATCTATTAGGGTTACACTACCCATATCATCAACCTCATTTATTAAAGTTTGTAATGTTTTATCAGAAGCTACCATAATCCTGATCTCTAATGTTTCAAGTTGTACCTGCAAAGTTCTTATTTCAGCTTCAACACTTTTTACTGCTGCTTCTCTTTCTTCTCGTAACTTAATGTACTCCTCAGGTATGATAAAAAATTCATCGAACGTGAAATGCACTCCAGTTCTGTTACTAGTTCCCCAAGAGTTACCTAACCAATCTTCTCTAATATTTTTATTACTACCCGCTTTAAGGGCTTTTTCAAGTATTATTTTTTTGAGTTCCTCAGTAGTTCTAATTTCAAAATCATTTGACATTACCCTATGAAGTATATTCACATTTAGTGACAGTGGCTCAGGAACAGACTTCTTTAATAATTCAATCGTAAGTTTGGTTTTCTCTGTAAGTTTATCTATAATGTATTTTCGCTGAACTGTATTCATAAAACTAGTATTTTAAAATAGGCACTACAGTAAAGTGATGCCTACATGTTATTATTTATAAAGGTTAAAATTACTTACTCTGTTAGTTCAGAAACTTTATCCCAATGAGCAAAGAAATTCTTTAATGAACCATGGTATCTTTTACCTGTACCATCCTCTAGACTAATAGTAAAACTGGAATTATCGTGTATTACTATTACGTACTCTTTACTCTTAACGTAATTAGGGTCTCCGTAGGCTTTAAATGTGGCCTTATATTTTATTCCTGTAGGTACTGCTGCCATTATTTCTTTTTAAATTGTTCAAACCACTTAATTGTGATATAGTCGTTCTCATCTGTAAAAGTATCTACAGTAGAGTTTTTCATACTGTGCAAAAGGTTTAGTTGCCCTAAAACTTCTTCTTCACTATATCTTTTTTCAGTTTTTTCTATCTGCTTTTCTATCTCTTGTTGTTCGGAAAAATTAAGTTTTTTTCCATCATCATAATTAAAGTAGTCAGGTTCTCTTTGAATAATAAGTTGCTCTTTTACTTTGTGTACACCTTGCTTAGGTTCTTCTTTTGGAATGATTGTTAAGTAATTTTCTCTTTCTTCAAAACCTATTGGTATTACTTCTATTTCTTTACAACTCGGATTCTTAACAAACCACTCTAAAAAATCATCATCAATAGCTTGTACACTATCTTTGATTAGGTCTGGGTCTGTTGTTAGTATGATTTTAGCATATCTTGTATGATAATCATTCAATAATGAATTTTCTTTTTTAAAACATTTTAACACATTATTATTTTGAAAACAATAGAACCAATCTCCCTTTTTAATTTCTTCATCAGAAGTGATGTAGATGTTTCTGTTTTCTTTCAATAAAGTAGTTTTTCTATAAACTTCACATACTTGTAATTCTTCGTCATTATTATTGTAATATACTCTACTTGGTTTATCTGTTGGTAATACGAACACGTTTTTCATACTATTTCTTTTTTAAACGTTTATTTACTATGGCTGCTAAACCTGGTATTTCCTTGAACTTCTCTTTGTTTGGTAAGTCGGTCATCCATAACATACGTTGATCCAATTCTACAAAAGCTTTGTTTATTAACTCAACTACTTTATCCTCGTCACGTAAACCCTTAGTTACAAGTAGTAACAAATCTTCAATATCTTTTCCGGTTTCGTAACAGTCTTGAGGTAAAATGTAGCATAAGGAAACTTCATGAATCTGCACGAAGTAGTCTCTACCATCTGGAGGTGTAAATATGTTTGGATTGTTACCCAAGTCAGCCATGTAATAAAGTGAGGGTACTACATTACTACCAAAATTATGTTCCTTAAATATTTTTTCTACTTCTACCGAAGTGAAATTTTTTCTATTGGTGAAAGAGTTACTACCCTCATCCAAAAAGTTGTCTGTCACACAAGTTGTTTCTATTACTATCTGCATCATAAGAATAAAGCATAAAAAATTAATTGTTCCTCTATAGGTTTATAACCAAGGTAGTCATCTGATAATACTACTGTATTATATCCTAGGTTTTGTGCGACTACCTGCTGAGGTGTTAAAAGGTAGTACGAACCATAATAAAGACTGCCTAGGCAATATTCACTCTCTAAGTAACTTATAGGTCTCATACAACTAGAAGGAACAAACGCTACATGGTATTGCCCTATTTTATAAACAAGTGTATAATTCCAATTTAACATTACAGCCAAATCGTGAATAAACCTAACATTACTGGTATGCTCAGAAGCAACGTGATCTGAATGTAAACCGTATACTAATTCTCTAACTTTCATCTGATAAACTGCATTTAATTTCCAAAAGTTTTATTGGTAAAGCGTAGGGATCTAAGGCAACTGCGGAATGGGAGAAGTTGGCTTCTTTTAAAAGACAAACTCTTCTGGACAGCCCAACAAGAAAATCTAATTCCTCAAAATGTATGTGCTTTCTATGCACAAAGTTTTGTAAAACTTCCTGTAAATGTGGGGTTAGGTCGGCTTCTAGATCTAACTGTAACCTAATTATAGTACGCATATAACTTTATTTAGTAGGTTCTGAGCAGTCCATATTTAAGTAAACTACTCTATTAAATGTGCTATCTAGATTTTTGTAATTAGCGTGCGTAGCTATTTCTTGTTGTTCACGTTTTGTACTACTAGTAATAACCATACCTGATAAACCGAATAGGATTTCTAGGTCTTCCATAGCTACTGGTTCGCGTCTAGCGAGTAACTGAATTACTTCTTTGTATAAGTGTAAGTCATTACCTTGAATCTCAACTACAAAATTTATACTGCCCTTTACTATTATTCCCATGGTTATTACTTTTACGAGGCTAAAATACTTGCTTTAACGTAAGACCAGTCGCCTGTTTTATTAAACATATTTGCCGCTTTTACTAAACTACGCAAGTTGAAATCTTTTACAATCATTTTATAACTGTCTAGAATATCGAGGAGTTTTTCTCTGTCAACTAAACTAATGGCTTCCATCTCTGGCATGTGCTTTACAATGTGGCGCATACGTTCCATCTTCTCTTTACTAGTCATAGAAACATCTACCATAGTAGTTCTAGAAACTATAGGTTGCGGTACATTCTCAACGTTTAAATTAGATAGGAATATTATTGATCCTGTAAACTCAAAGGTTCTACTTACCCTAGAAGCAACTCCCGAGTTAGTAAGCCATTTAACTTTACGTACACTGTAACTATCAATAACACCTTTAAGAATATTTAAAGCTATAGGATCTTTTAATATCCCATCGCAATCATCAAATATGAAAGGTTTGCTCGGGTGATCTTGTAATAACTGAAATAAAGCGTAAGCAGACACATGACCTTTAACGTACACGTAATCTCTATCTTCACGAAACTCCTCACTCTCTAAAATTTGTTGTATTATGTAGGACTTACCAAGACCTCCCTCTCCAGCAACGAAAATACTTTTAAGCTCTTTAAAAATTGTGAGTGTGGCTAAATCTTCATAATACTTAAATCTCCAGTTGACATCATTACTAACTATCTTGTCTAAGGAAACAGTAGGACACTTGTATATATCTCCTGTAATTTCTTCTTCTATGCGAGCTTTTTTATCTGAACGCAAGAATGATAATATAGTTCCTCTTAAATAGGAACCATCTTCAATAGGGAACAAGACTACTTCCCCGATAGCTAAATTAGGTTTACTTTCCATAAAAATTTGTTGTTTTTAGAAGTTAAGAACTACTTCCGATGTGGTTGTTTCTTTAATTGATATAAAAGCTAGGTTCTTACCTAGCGGTGTTGTACGTATTAAATTAGCAATAAATTGTGTTAAGTTCTCCACAGAAGTAGCTTCGGGCATTAAAACTATTTTGCCAAAAATATCTGGGTATTGACTAACACACTCTACAAGTAGGGAATCTTTTTTAGATACTAGTGTTGCATGATCTAAAGATTTAACTAAAGGTTCCATGTGGGCATCCACATCATTAAAGTTTAAGTAAATACCTGATTCTACATTAAATTCAGAGGTTAAAAAGCGTAAACCTATTTTTAGATAGTACGTGTGTCCGTGGATATTACGACATTTATCTCGTAAGTTTTCGTTCCTGTGAGCAGTATAAAAATGGTAATCTTTAATGATAGTGGATTCCGTAAACATGGGCTACTTGTTTTTATTGGAATATGTAATTATACACAAACCTAAATTAATAATCAAATTAAATATTCTGAAACTAAATTTTAGCTCTAACTACTGTTTCATGGGCAGCTACACTGTTTTGGTCATAAAACTCAGCCATTTTATGTACTTGGAAATTTACCCCTACTAGGCCTAACATATTCTCCCGTACAAGGCGACCCGTTAATTCGGAGTAAGTGATTTTTGTAGTTCCCCAATATAAACCAAAAGTAAATTTAGTATTTAAACTAAACACACCCAGTCTATATATGTGTATAGCCTCAGCTAAATCAGCCTCGTCATAAACAACGAATTTTATAATAGTTCCCTCAGGGGTAGCGTAGTTATCTTTATGGAAATCTGTCTTTACACCTGCAGACAATAATTTATAGTCAACTACCCAAAAAACATTCTTGTACTTACTGTAAGGTTTTATAGATATTACTCCCGAAGTCTCAACACTCACATTAAATTTATTCGCCTCTAACTGCTGAAACAAATCATGTAGTGATTCCTTATTCTGCCAAAGAGGGTCTCCACCACTTAAACAGATAAGATTAATTCCTGTGTACTTCTTAACGTCTTTTAATCGGTTTACTATTTCAGTAACCTCAAGAGAGTTGCTAGTACCTTTTTCTAAAGCCTCTGGAGTGTCACAAAGAACACCCATAGTATCTTTGTAGCAACGAATAGGACATCCTTGTAAACGTAAAAAGATTACGGGAGTACCGATTCCGAAATGGTTTACCTCACCTTGATAGGTAATGTAGATAGTGTTTAGTCTTAACTTATTCATCTTTTTTTCTTTTATCTTTGGTAGCGGGTTTTACTTCCAGTTCTTCAAAATCAATTGTTTTAGCTTCTAACTCAGGGAGATTCTCGGTATTACTACCACTACCTCCACCTCCGAAAAGTTTAGCGAGTATTCCGCCGCCTTCGCTACCACTCTTACTACTGGCATCAATACGAACAGAAAATCGGTCAGCATCCAAGTTGTCTTTCATACCTATAAGACCCGTAAGGCGATCCATTTCTCCCGAAGTGGTTTGGTCAGGCATACCACCATCGATTAACTCCATATTTCTAGCACGAGTAACGCGCTGCATCTGTAAGTCAATCATGTGGCCTAAGACAGCTTTTGTGTCTGTGGTGTCTACTCCCTCTTTCCAGTCAATACCACACTCATGATTCTCTACATAAAGTGGGCAATTGTCTGAAACGTGACAAGTATTACAAATCAATCCCATTGCTACTGTGTCTAATACAGAAACTTTTGCTACCCTAGGTAACACTATGGGCAAATCAAATGCAGTATCATAAAAGGCTCCCGAAAGTCCGTAAGTAGGTCTACGTAATAAACCGGCTATTAGTTCCTCCTTGCAACCTTCTACAATATCATCTTCTTTTTTACAGCCTATACATTTAACAGCTCTACCGTTTTTGTAGAAAGGACAGACAACATTACGTAAGTCCTCAACTTCTGTTATCTCACCAACTAGGTCATGCATAAACTCCCCTTCCTTAAGTATAAGGGAGACTTCTTTTTTAGGTGTTTTATCTAGTAATTCTGGAGATACTTCCTCTACAGATACTATTGCTTCTTCTAAACGTTTACTTTTTCTAGGCATTATTTTAAGCGTTCTGTTCCTTCAAGAAACATTATTAAACTTCTTCTAGTACCACTTTCAATAGGGGTAACTCTGTGCCACTCGAAAGCCGGTATAATGTAGGCAGTACCAATAGGTCTAATATCTTCGTGTATTGCATGGTAAGAAAACAATTCAAAATCTCCTCCAGTGTAATCCTTAGGTTCACTCATCTGAATTACGCAAGTAAGTTTTCTGTAAAGGTATTTTTCACCATCAGATATAAAACCATCTGTATGCCAACCGCAGTACTCCTTACCCTTATACTCATTAAGGTATACTGGCTCTGACAAACAAAAATTAGGATCTAAACCAAAATTCTCTTTGTTGGCTTTCAACATAAATTCATAAATACGAGCGTATACCCAAGCATACTTGGTACTATCTAAATCGTAACGACTAGAATCTTTTCCCTCTTTACCTGGTATAAATTCCCTATTACCTACTTGACTGGAAGTAATTGCTTCGACTAATATTTTACATTCATCGGGTGTGAAAATAACCTCAGCTACGTAAGGCTTAATAGTGTGGTAAGAATTTTTTGTGCGCTTAATAAATTTTGGTAGTGTTAGCATAATAAAGTGTTTCTAATTAGTTATCCGAATTTTTGTTTCTCTTTTGTTTTAACTTTATTGCTCTAGCGGCTGCTCTTAGTCTACGGGCAATAAAACTTTTATGTTGGTCACTAGAAGTTAATTGTCCATTGAGTAGCTTAGTAAATTCCTCTTGATACTTTTTATAGTGTGCCTGCAATGTGGCAAGGTCAACACTAGCGTTATCTCTAGGTGGGTATTTATCATTCTTAGGTTTTTTACCGTACTTACCTCTAGCGTGCCTAGTAACGGTTACTACTTTGTTCTTGACTTTTCTCTTATGTTGTTTTACAGTACTTCTCATTTTTCTAGGTATTTAGCGTAACTACGTGCTGGGTTATACTTTAATTTAGTATTGGCGGCCTTAAGAAACTCAAACCTAAAACCTTTCCATCCATACAAATTTAGTGCATTTATTTCATCCCTCTTCTCTAATAACAAGTTTTCGTGATTTATTCCTAAATCTTTACATAAGGATTTCATACCCTTACGTCTAAATTTTTTCTTGTGGTCCAGTACTCTATCGTTAGCACCATCATAGGTATAGGTAGTTCCATAACGAACACCCCCAAGCCAAGTAGTTGAATCCACACTAAAGAAAGGAAACTCTTTTAAAGAGGGAATAGAAGTCCAACCAAAACCATGTAGCCTAACTTTAAGCAACCTAGCAAGGGCGTAGTAACGGTTGTCTGAACGAGAGTTTTTCTTAAACATAGAAGAACCCATACCTAAGTATTCATATTTAGCTGCGTATTCTTTAAAGCGTTTTATTCCATATTCATCATCTCTACGTATAGCTTTATTACCATGCACAATGTAAACTATCTGAACAATACCTTTTAAAGGTTCAAAATACTTTTTGTTCCAGCGATCTACAATTTCTTGACCTACAAAAATATCAATATCCATGTTAGCCGCACAATAAATTTGGTGAGCGTTATCTCGTAGAAACTTAACGTACTCTTCAATATAGGGTTCCCAGTATTCTTCGGTGTACATCTCAGGAGTAGGTTTAGCAAAGAAAGTAAACGCACCACTATCTGTCATAAATAAACCTCCGTTAGCTTTTATACGGGGCATTACGTCTTCAGTGAAACCTTTTTCACGCTTCATTATATAGTGGTAGGAAGTAAGAATATCATTTATACCTGAATCTAGTACTGCTAGAGCATCCTTGTAAGAGGAAGCGGAAAAAAACATTACTGCCTTATCCTTATTACTATCGCTCGCATATTTTTTGCTCCTGTCCAAACTCATAACTTAAAACATTTAGGATGTCCGAATTTTTATATTTCTGGTCGTAGAATTTTCTAACTAACTTATTATTGGAATAATGGTCTCTGAGGTTTCTTAAAGCACTAGTACACTTAGCACAAGATCCACAAAATGTAGGTGCATCTCTGGGATTATCGCAACTCCAAAGGTGGGATATGTCTACTTTATTTTTTACTAGGGAAGCAAGTATCTGTCCTGTAGTATACCTACGAGAAAAACTTTCGACTTTTACACTACTACTAGCTAGTAGGTAATTCATATCATCTACAAATCTTGGAGAACCATCGAAATCTACTGCATCAGCTACGGCTCCTAAAAATACTTTCTTATAACCGCCTACTTCTGCAAGAGATAGCGCAATACTACAAAAAACTAAATTTCTTTGCGCTACGTAAGGATTGCAGTCAATACCATCTTTTATTGCTGGTGGTAAAATAAAGAAGTCTAGTTTGATTACCTGATACGGTTTATCGTAAAGTTTAGCATAATACCTAAGTGAGGTAAACTCTGCTGGAAAAGAAAGTTGTCCGTAGTCAAACATAATAAGTTTGCCTATCACTTTTTGTTTATGGTGTAACTGGTATAGACTTTCCTTACCCGCCGAAAATAGTAGAATCGAATCCATAGTAACTGGTTTATTTTACAAATATAACTAAAAAAAGGAACCCAATGAAGAGTTCCTTTTTACTTTGTTCCATAGAGCAGAAATTACTTTCTAACTCTAGTTTTTTTAGCAGGTGCTTTAGCAGGTGCTTTTTTAGCAGGTGCTTTTTTAGCTGGTGCTTTTTTACCTGGTGTTTTTTTAGCGGGTGCTTTAGCTGCACCTGCTCCAGTTGTTAAAAAATGTACATTTTTCATAATGTTTGATTTTTTCTTTGCCGTGTATTGAATTGACAAATAAAAGTCCGTTATCGGCTGGAACAAGACTAATACCTTTAGAGACCCAAATATAACAATTTTTACAATACAATTACATTTACGCCCGTAATTTTTTCATAGTTGCACTCTGGAATGTTTAACTGAATACCATTCTTAACTAAAAAGTCAATACCCATAACGCAGTTAACACCTAGGTGATCTAAACTTAACTGGTAAAAATTGGAGAACTCCAAGTCTAGTAGATCTGTTTTAAATACCTTGATACCGTACGCTCTTTTAGTATGTCCCGTGAAACCAGTAACACTGGCATAGTCTTTTTTATTTACCTCTAAAAATTTAAGCGAACTGCAAAAGTAATTTACAGAAGCACCCGTGTCAATAAGAGCTTTAATCTTGTTACCATTAATAGATAATTCAAGTACCATTCTTATACCATCTTGAAATTTTTCTAAGTAAACAAATTTTCCTAACATACCTCGTGTAGTATTAATTTCATCTCCAGTACGGTGTACAGCTTATCTGAATCAGGAAATTTAACTTGGTCAAAATAAGGAACTACAGAAGCCCACTTATTTTTAGAAGCCAATAAACTGTTTAAATTAGCTACAGCTTTTATAGCTTGGTTAAGTGCGGAAGCACCTACAGCTCTAACACGTAACTCTGTTGGAGGACTTTTAGTTAATTCTTTGAATAATCCAGAGGCTAGTACCGTACAACTGGTAGTAGAAGCCACTTTAAAAACTTTTGAGTTTTCTGAATCTTGCGCCATAATAATTTGTTTTGCTCAAAACTACAAAATATTAACGCACGATGCATACAGCCTAGGTAATTTTTTATGTGTACAAAATAAATTAGTTAGCTACAGTAGTGGTGACTTGCAGAGAAATCTACAAAACTGCAAGTCTCTTACCCCTACTTACGGTATTAACCGATTTATTTCCTCTGTTTTTTCTTTTTCTTCTTTTTTAATTTTAGCTAATTCAGAAATTTTATCTTCTAAGAAATCGTACATCTCCATTTTAGTTTCTTTTCTAATTCCGTGGACTATAAATTGTACACCAAGCAAAACTAAGAATAAGCCTAGTGCGTAGTAACCACGCTCAAACTGTAAACTAAAGGGTCTAAAATTTACAGTAGGTCGGGAAACAAATAAAATACAAACTAAAAAAATAATTATCTGTAATATTGTTGTCTTCATAATTCTAAAGTGTTTGTCTTACGAAATAAATGAACAAATAATCTTTAGCTTTATTTTCTTCATGTTTCAATTGTACCCCCAAGTAACGGGTCTTTTCTTCTAAGGCTTCTTTTTTACTACTTACTGAAATACTCTTAATGAGACTATCATGCTTCCAAATTTGTAATTCTTTCATATCTATTATAATTATTGGTTAGTGTTCGTGAATTAATTTCCAACTGTTAATTAGTATGGGAACGTATAAAGGTTTTTTATCTTTATCTTTTGGGACCGACCTTATTTTTGTGCGCTTATCAGTGAAGTAGAAATTCTCTGGAGTAAACGTTTTACCAAAAAGACAATCCTTAGAACCGTAGGGAACCACCTTGTTAACGAATATACCTTGTTTATCATAAAGTATTCTCTGCTTAACGGGGAACTCTCTGGACGAACCTAAAGCACTACTAAACCTAGTAGCTTGACTAGAGGGTTTAATATCGACTATTACTATAGGATGTCCTGATCTAGTAACCTGAGTAGTGTAAAACAGAAATTCTCTGGGGTCAGAGTACAAAAAATCCTTATTTAAGTGACCTATTAGGTGAGCAAGATTTTTGTTCTTGTTTACTATAAAACTAAAGTCAGCCGTGTACTTAATGTCTCTGAGTATATTAAAGAATTTTGGTTTGTCTTTAGTTTTAAGTTTCTCTAGATAGGGTACTTCCAAAGGTGGGTAAAGTTCAAAGGTCTTTGGTTGGTGTGTGTAGGCTAGTATTAAATCCAACTCTAGTAATTCCTGTAACCAGTACTCAAAGTTTTTTTCATACTCATTTTCTTTTTCCTCTTTCATACTAACTAAGATTAGACCTACGACTTATCTCTCTAGAAATTATCGAAATATTGTTACTATAATTTTCATGCTTACGTTCAAGTAAATCTAGATACATCTCTTTCTCTAGCATATCTTCACGTAGTATTTTTACTTTTTGAAGTACTCTAACATTAGCCTCTTTTTCTTTTACAGAAGATCCCTTAGCGACAATAATCGAAATATCCCACTGATACTGGTGCTTTTCCTTAGCCATTAAGTACTCGGTAGTAGCCTCGTAAATAAGGTCGTCCGTGTAATCACGCCAAGCACTAATCCTAAACATTAGGTCAGATATTGCATCTGAACTTAGTACGGAAACTCTCTTGGGCATAGTGGGACTATCTAGTTCTGGTTTTTTAAGTACAGAAAACCCAGCTCTAAATTTAGTGTAAGCACTCGGTCTTTTGGCTACTTCATCAGGAAATTTAGCGGGTGTGCCTCTTCTTCTTTTAGGTATTTCTTTCATTCTAGTTTAAGTATTTATAGGTTGCAACCAAAATGTAACTTGCTAATACAATAGCCGCAAATATGTCTAAAATTAGTACTACAACGGCTATTCTAATATAATTTTTGTGTCTTTTTTTCATGGTTAGTTTACTTTAATTTTTGTATCTTTTTTGCACGACTATTTAAAACATAAAGTTCTGAAAGGACATTTTTTGGCTTGATCTGAATCTTTACTAGTACAAACTCTCCTAGGGGCTTTTTCAATTTCTATACTGTGTAGAACAGCATCTATTTTCTCATTAGCTAAAGTAGCCATAGTAGTATTAGTCTTCAGTATGTGTATAGCAATCTCCGAAGTATCTTTATTGAAGTATAGAAACAGAATTTTTTTAATGCCTAAATGATTTGCGTAAAAACTATTCTGATAGATGTTATCCTCGAAAGGAGCTATTTTACCTGTACGGAAACGAAAAGAGTTCATAGTTTTAACTTCGAGAGCCATTACTTCTCCCTGCCAAATTATTTTACCGTCCATCCTACCACCAATAAACCTTTTTTTGTCTACAATAGGAACTTCTGCTTGAATAAGTATTCCTGCTCTGTAAAGGGCTGATTGTATGTAACTATGAAACCAGTGTCCTTGGTCAAATATTAATTGTAGCCTACCATCAATAAAGTCGGCTACTCTATCACTGTATGCAAAACCCCCTAGAGAGTAATACATATTTCTTTCACACTCACGCCTAAGGGAACTTGGGTGAACTTTTCTTTTATCTCTAGGAGGTTCAGCATGGTACTCTGAGGAAAAGTTTAGGTATAGATTATTAATAGTATCAAAGTCTACGTACTCTCCTCTAGCTACTAGCATAAGCGCTCGGGTAAGTTTTTTGGCGGACTCTACTATTTTTTTATCGTCTCTTATGGGTTTGTCTTTAATGGCTCGGTATATAGCATCCTCTAGAGTAGCTATTTTAGAATCTGCACCAACTTTAGCTGTCAGTAATTTTTTTAGGCTTTTACTCATTTAATAGTTTTTTATGGTAGGCACAAAAGTAATAACTAGCCTCGTAGAAACAATCAGGGCTAAGTAGTTGGGTAAACTGATACTCTTTGCAAGAACATGGTAATTCTATTATCACACTTTGTCTACCCGTAAAAGTTCTTGTTAATATTATCTCAGGATTATTGTGTAACAAATCATCAATAAGGCTGTGAAAAATAGCACTCTGCTCCCATAGTGTCTCTACTTTGGCTTTCTTGTACCTCACAATTTAGTTATTTTATAGTACGCTTTACCAATATGTATAAATCATTTGCTAAGGTAGCAACATCTTCCACCAGTACCAAATTTTTATATACGTCAGGTAAACCACTGTAGCCTACAGCTATGTGAATAATTTTAAATTTATCTTTCTCCAATTCGGTAACAGCCCCTTTTAAATGGTCTATTGCTGCCCTACCTGAGTACCCTGTAGCATAAGGCTCTCCGTCAGAAATCATAAAAGTAAGAACATCATTATTGGTATCTTTTCTAATCTCGTTTCTCATTTGCAATAGTGAAAATCCATCCAAGTTCTGAGATTTAGCAACCATGTTAACAAGGCTGTACTTTCTAGGGTTCTTAGGGGTGTAGTACTCATACAATTCAGCCTTATGACTAGTTATGTCCTGACCAGTATATCCGTACACATATAGATCCACCATTTTATTAGTAGAAAATACCTCAGTAAGTAAAACGGCACACTCCCTAGCTCTTTTAATACAATCACCGCCCATACTTCCACTCATGTCAACTAATAGCGATACTGTTAAACGTTTTAGTACTGGCTTTTCTTTACGTGCATAAATACTTTGCACGCCTTGGAAACCCTCAACTAATTTATTAGTATCTAAGTTACCACTTTTTAAACCCACTAAATTTCTGTGCTTAACATAAGTGTTATAAAATAAAAAGTGTCTAAAACCTGGCAAGTACTTTCTTAGTCTATCCAGTATTTCATTATACTTTTCTTTAGTACTATTATCAGCTAGAACTTTTAAACCTTCTTCGCTGAAAGAATACTCACCATCTAATATTGATTCTTCCTTACCTTTGGAAGGCATACTACCCCCAGTGTCAGAGGAGTCTTCACTAGAAGATACGGCTATTTTAGAAACACCCCCACCACCTGCTTTAGATATTTCATCAGAAGCTTTAGCTAGTTCTTCATCATCTTCTTCACGTTCAAAACGTAAATCAAAGTACTCTAGTATAAGTTCAAAAACTTCATAAGATTTATCTAAACACTCACCCATTTCCTCTGGGTAGGGTAGCAGTATTTCTTTAATACTAAACAGTAAGTCTATATAGCGCTCTACAAGCAAACTATCTAGGTATTTTGGGTATCTAATGATCTGTAAAAATAAATTTAAAAATTCAGTTACATTCTCCTCCTCACTCAACTCGTCTTTTTTTCTAATACCCCCAAAGTAGTATTCCTTAAGGCGTGCTAGAAAGTTACCGTGTCCCGGATATTTATCTAACAACTTTCTTTCTATGCGTTCGTCCTCTAGAATATTTACAATTGTATGTAGTAAGGCAGAAGCACCCTTAGGTAAATCTTTGGACGCTAGGAATTCTGAGTACTCTTTAAAATCAGTGTAGAGTATGTGGCAACCCTCATGCAACGCTAAACCAATGAAAACATCATAACCACTTAGATCTTCATACTTAGACTCTTTTAGTTCAAGTACTTTTCCTGATATTACAATTTTTTTACCGTCCGTAAAACTATCAGTACCATCAGAAATTCTAAGATGATATTCCAAGGTATTTACATCTATTGAATGAAGAGTGTTTCTAGCGAAAGCAAAAGCCTTTATTCTAATAAGCTCTTTAGTTTTATAAAACTTGTCTAACTTTAGTGATGTAACTAAATACTGGATAAAAGGTACTGATTCTATGTCTATTTTTTCTTCCCACATAACTGTACTATCTAGGAAAGCGGTAACAAAATAATCGCCACGTTTGGTGATCCAATTATCTAATAGTGCCTCTAGGGGCGATATTGGTTCTAGAGGTATAGGCTCGGAATCTATACTTTTTGTTTTTGGTGATAGTCTAGGCATGGTTAGTGGGCTATTATTTTTGCAAGTACTACAGAACGGTCTCCTCCATCTACAGAACCTTCAAAGCAAGGAATTAAAACTAATTTTAGTGCCGTTAGTGTATCGTAACCATCCCTGATTAAGTTACCTATACTTAGACTTTCTCTTATACTCACATCTCTAGATAAGGTACCCTTTAGATAACCGCCTCTAATATCTTGGCAAATTTTAGTTACTGTTTCAGCATCTTTTCTATCGATACCAGTACGATTCTCCAAAATACTTATTTCTATTTCTCTACTAGGGTAGTCAAGCTCTAGTTTAAAAAATCTAGAAAGTACAGCTTTATCGAGTAAGTTTACACCCACGTATTCACTACCTACGTTTGCGGTAGCTATAAAAACGCAGTCAGGGTGTACAGAAACTTCTCTAGCTACTTTACCACTACCTATATCAGTATACAATGTTCTACGGGAATCTAAACAAGGAAGCAATAAATTTGTTGTATTCTCTGGCGCTCTGGATAATTCATCTAAAAGTACAATACCTGGTTTTTGTATTGCATGGTAAAATCTGGAATAGTCAAATATGGAAGCACCATCTTCTAATCTATGCACACCTACAAGGGTAGCGGTAGGATCTAAAGCAGAACCCATATCAAAAATTTCTATGTCCACTTTAAGAGATTGAGCCATGAGCATTACTAACTCAGTTTTACCTGAACCTGTAGGTCCATAAATCATGGTACTTTCTTTGCGTTTCAAATTCCTTAGTAATAGGAACCAGTCGTCTTTATCTACGTGAAAACCAGTTTCCTCAAAATCGGGAATACCATACTTAGGATGCTTCATTAACTTACCTAGAAAACTAGTCTTGTCGATTTCGGCTACCGTACTTAAGGGTTTACCTTTTTTAACACTCATTAAGTACTTATTGTAAAGCTCTAGACCCTCAGGTGGTGCTAAAGTTAGCGAGTGTACCTTTGCTAAGGCTGCATCACAGCAGAAAACTCCATCAGTTTGGTAGTACTTTCCTCGGGCAATTAACTTTGGTGCATAAAGAATTGCTCCTACACCTAGTAGTGATCTTATTGCGGTGTCTCCCTGAACATTCATGGAATTATCAATATCATTGCCATCAGGATCTACTTGTCCTGCGACTGGGCGTAACTTATACCCCGTGCGTTCTTCAACTACAGTTATTAAATACATTTATATAGATTTTTTAAAATTAAACTCTTTGTTAGATAGGAAGTTTGCCTCGTTCTAAAAAGTACATATACTCATTAGCAGTAGACAAATCTAAATTTTTGTAGGCAGTACTATAAGAAAGCACTTTACCTGTAATTACGTTTACCTTGTATTTGGTAATCTTGCATACACCTGTTGTAGGGTGCTGCTTTATCTTGAACTCAAATCTGTACTTTGGTTTACTTTGCATTGGTGTAATTATAAAGATTTTTAAATTGCGTAACTAATACATTTTTACAGCTTATTTTTTAGGTTTTCTAAGGTTTCCAGTAAGAACTCAAAATCTTCCATTGGTACAATAGCGTAACTGTCCTTGTACTTTTCAAAGTTTACCACCATTATAGGAATTTTTTTAATGCTACACTTCTTCTTTACTTCCCGAAAATACTTAGCTTTTAAACTGTAACTTTCGTTGGTAGTTAATTTAGCTTCTACTTCACAAAAGTCAGCTATAATATCGTTCTCACCAAAAGTAGCACCTGAATTTACTGCAACTCTACCACCGAGAGTTTTAGCCAGTACCGTCTCATATTTTCGACCTTTTACTTGTGGAGTATCCGGAGGTCTTAGGTGTTTAGGAAGAGCCATATAAAAATATTTATTAAGGTGGCTATATTAGCTACTACAGATACAAGAATTATAATAAATAATCCTGTATTTCGTTTATCTGCCATAAACCTAACAACGGGTCTATAAAATTTAGGTACTTTTTTAGTTACCTCTTCAAGCGTACAAACCTTAGTATTCGTCTCTATACTCTCATTTAGTAAGTCAAATAGTTCCTGACTAGTAAGTAACTTTTCTTCTTCACCTGAGGAATGTAAAAAATTAAATTGCAACAACTCCTCTAATTTACCTTGTGCGTGTAGTTTATTAAGTTCGTTAAAGTAGTCTATCCTAAAGTTTGTCTCGTCTCCATCAAAAGGTAACAGTATAGGGTAAGTTAACAGATTACCTGTAGTATTGGCTTTTATGAGCATAGTAGCTTTCCCCGAAAATTTTACTATCGGGGAACTGGCTATATCTCTAAATTGTGTAACAGTTTTATCCTCACGCATCTTTAAAAATTATTTCTTTATAAACAGTGTCAAATAAATCATTACGTTTTTCTACATCTTCTATGAAAACGTTACAGAAGTTGTCAAAACCATTAATCTTATAGTCCTTGTAACTATAGTAAGCACCTTTTCGGGTAATTAAACCGTGAGAAGTAGCCAAGGTCACTAACTGGGAAACAATATCTGTGTCGCCAGCTTCCATTATACCATCATCAACAAAAGAAAAGTATAGAGAAGCTTCTCTGAATGGTGCGCCCACTTTGTTCTTCTTATTACGTAAAGTGATGTTTCTACCTTTAACCAGTGTAACACCTTCTACAGTATCACTCTGAGTCTTTAAAGCACTACTACGAATAGACATACTTTTAGCTAAACCTACACCTTTACCATTTTTAGTTTGTTCGGGGTCCCCGAATACCATACCTAACTTTTCATAAGCACCATTAATCATGGCTAACGTTACATCTTTTTCTGGATTTCGATTCATGGCTGCAGTAATTTTACGCATAGCCTTATTCCAAAACTTAGCATTTACACCCATTTGTTCTTTCTCCATACTAGCATCTGCTTCGGCATCGGCACCTATAGCAATCATACTATCAAAAACCACTAAAGAAATATCTACGTTACTAAGGAACGCGTCTAACAAATCTATAGAAACGTTTAAGGAACTTGGATTAATGTAAATTAAAGCCTCGTTGTCAATACCAAGTTTTTTACCCCAAGCTCTGTCATAAGTACCTTCTAGATCTATAAGAACGCAAAACTTATAAACTGGGTCTAATTTAGGTTTATAAGACCTAGGTGTTTTAATCTTGGTTACCTTTGGTAAACCATCTTTACCCACTTTAACATCCACAGATAGTACATCATTAAAGTTGTTAGCCCAATCATATTTTTGAAATTTTCCTATACCTACGTAAGTAAAATAACTTTTAAGAGAACTAAAATCTCCGTAGAGTTCAGTAAACCTATGTACTGGAAATCCCCCAGTAGTTACGTAGTCAAAAGCAGGTATACCCAAAGGTATCTTTCGTATTGGTTGCAACTGGTTTCCGTATGTAATAACGTTCTCACCATACTTTTTTTGTAGCGCTTTAAGCGTTACTCCTAAATCATCACTCATATACTGTATATTTATTTGGTTCAATTTTGTATGCTGTATTCGTACTATCTATAAGATAATACGGTTTTCTAGTAGTACTGGTAGTTACTTCTCTAGCCATTTTAACCTCCGTGGTAATTAAATGTTTAGCGTCTACTAACCGCTTGCACAGTTCTTCTAGTGATAATGATTCTCCCGAATCGTGGTCATAAAAAATCATAGGTTCTTAATTTATAGGGTATAAATAGGCTGAAAAACTGGTATCAACGGGAGAAAAGACGTCTTGTAAGTAATCTGGAACATCACCACCTTTCATAGCATCCCAACTATCACAAAGTATTCCCTCTACAAGTAATGGTACGTCTAGTTTAACGCAATTCTCCATTTCATAAATAAGTTCAGCGTAAGCTCTTTCAGCGTGTTCTATAGGAGCCTCGCATATAAGTTCATCATGTACCTGCATTAACATCCTAGCACCGTAGTCATTTTCTCCGCACCATTTTTTGTGTATTTTAATCATGGCTAGTTTAATAACATCGGCTGCACCTCCTTGTACTTCTGCATTTACTCCTTGACGTAATGCGGAATTGTGCATCTTAGGATTATTAACATAGGGCATACGTCTTATTCTTCCGAATATTGTTCTAGACATTTTATCCTTGATTACTTTTTCTTCTACACGTGTTTTCCAACGGTAGTAACCTTTGTACGTACTCTCGTAATCGGCAATTATTTTTTTAGCCTTTTTCTCTGTGATCTTTAAACTTAGAGCTAATCCCATAAAAGTCATACCATAAAGAACGGCAAAGTTTACAATCTTAGCTTGTTTACGTGTTATACCTAAATCGTCAGCAACTTGCTGGTGTACATCATCACCACGCCAAAAAGCAGAGGTAAAAATTTCATCTTTAGATACGTGTGCCATGAAACGTAACTCAATCTGCGAATAATCGGCAACTATCATCTTATATCCGGGTCTGGGAATAAAAGCAGCCCTTACTGGGTACGCCTTGTTATTAGGCTGGTTTTGTAAATTAGGTTTATCAGAACTAAATCTACCAGTTTTGGTACCTGTACTATTAAAGTTACCCCGTAACCTACCATCGTAATCCAGTAAACTAGGAATTCCATTTACATAGCCGCTGTAAAGTTTTTGCAGTGTTGAGTATTCTCGCATAGTAACGCAAACATCATAGTCCATATCTGCTAACTGATCCAGTGTTGAAGCATCAGTGCTAGGATTTCCAGTTTTAGTGTATCCTAATACTGGGTAGCCTAAAGTATTGTATAGAACATCAGCTTTCTGCTGGGGCGAGTTCATATTAAATACTACTCCACACTGTTTAAATATACTCTCTTTTGTTCTCTCGATTTCAGAAAGTAAAACACCATCCATGGCAGTCAGTACCTCAGGACGAATATTTACTCCTTGCATATACATCTCACATAAAACGGGAACTAAGGGTAGTTCTATATCTGTGTAAACTTTATACAATCTAGTATCTGCCAAAACTTTAGGTAAGTAGTATTCTCGTAAACGATAAGTCCAGTAAACATCTGAGCAAGCATAATCGGCTAATTGTTCAAAGGTAAAACAACCTGTGTCACCCTCGAAGCGAATCACATCTTTATTCCAATCAATTCTATCCCAGTTTTTACCAACAATTTCCTTGAACGTTTTCTTCTTAACACCAAAATCTAACTTTATACGTTCCTCCATTTTTTTAAGTAGCTCTGGGTCGTGTAAATGTATAAGTAGTATAGTGTCGTCTACCAAATCAAAAACTTCTAAGTCCACTTTATTTCTAGCAAAAACTGTAAAGTCATACTTAGCATTATGGAATATACTTTTGAAAGTAAATTGGTTCATTACTCTAGCAATAGCCTCTACAGAAATTCCCTGCTCAAAAAAGTAATTCGTAGCTACCCAATAGGCAGTATTAAATTCTGGCGAGTAAAAAGAGGTACCTAAAAGTAAGGAAGAGTAAACTAGTCCTGTACTCTCAGTATCAAAAACGATCTCATAAGGAACCAGCTTAGTGAGTACTTGTAGTAACCTAGATTCTGTGGTTATTATTTCTTTTTCTATCCGCATGCATATAAAATAAAAATAAGCCTAAGTATTTCGTTAGGCTTACTGATTAATACTAAATGTAATTGTCAGCTATGAACTCATCCGTAGGCGGTGCATACAGAACATCCAAACTATCCAATTCACTTTTAACAACTTTAGGTTTCATAGGTCTATCTTCATCTTCATCCCAAGCAACCTCAATATTATAAGCTGCTTTTTTACCTGCACCAGTGCGAGATACTTCTAGAACTATTTTACTTAAAGTCTTACCTTTTTTATCAACATAAGCTTTTAGTTGTTCAGTTAATGCTGGACCAATCAACCAAACTTTCTCAACTAATTTATCATGTTTGAATCTACGTTTGTCCTTATCCCAAGTACCACGGTGGTCAAAAACTTTAAACGCCGCTTTCCAAGAATGAGTAACTGCTTCTTCACATAATAAACAGTGTCTTTGTTTAGTTAATTGACAAGGTACAAAAGTGTACTTCTTACCCTGCTGTACAGTGTGTCCTTCTGTGCAGTAAGGTTCGTCTTCATAAAACTGTATTATGGCACTCTCACCATCAGCTAACCAAAACTCATTAACATTGTTTTTAGCATTGTCTTCTACTTGTTTTGCTTTACTGGCAACTTTTCCCCAGCCGGAACCACTTGTAGCAGTAGCTTTAGGAGAACCATCATCTGAATCATCTCTACTAGCAGACCTGCGAGGTTTTCTAGCTGGTTCATCTTCATCATCATCATCGGCACGTCTAGAACTTCTCTTAGGGCGCTCTTCATATTCTTCACTTTCTTCACTACGTAAGGCTCTTCTTTTTGGCTTTACATCTTCATCTTCTTCACGAGCTTTTACTGCTCTTCGTCTTGATACTGGCATACTTCTCAAATTTTAAGGTTTCAATAATACTAATAATACTCAATTCTAAATTTAATCACAAGCCTAATTTATTAGTATTCTAAAATATCAATAAACGTACTCTTAAATTCGTAGTAATCTTTTGGATCTTTATAACCCTCAAAAAAACTAGAACGGGTGGACTTCTCAGGGTCTTCACCATCATATTCAATAAAATGTATTTCTACATCTCGGTACAACGCCTGATAAAGTTTATCGGCACATCGTATTCCAGCTATATCGTTGTCTAATGCAAAGTATAATTCTTTATGCGCTTTTAGTTTTTCAACAATCTCTAAGGAAAATTCAGTACCTCCTAAACCCTCTGCGTGTAACCCCCAACTAACCAATCGCCAAACGTCTGCTGCACCTTCAACTATAATAGCAGAACTGTTCTTAGGCTTATAGTTGTATACGTACTTTCCACGTTTAAAATCTAAATTGTATCGGGTGGGATTTTCAATGTTTCTTTTTATGTAACCGACAATTTTATTATTCTCAATATAAGGTATTACAACATCTTCAGAATTGTAACCCAGTTTAAAATTACGTAGAACACTTTCCGAAATTTTTCTTTTACTATACATCTTAGGCGTAGCTAATTTATAGTAAGGATCTTCACGTATAGCTTCTTTTATAGTAGTACGACTACCTGTAAGGTACGCGTCCATATTTATATAGTCATAGGCATCCGTAAGACTAATATCAAACTCCCTTACAAGCAACTGGGTTAATTTACCTTTACTCTTACAAGAAAAGCAATGGTACGCATTAATATCTGGTGTTAAAAACATTGATACCTGCCCACTACCATCGGTATGCTTATCTCTAAAGGGGCATTGCATACGTATCTGAGATCCTGAAAGTCTAGGAGAAAAGTCCCCTACTATGTCGATAAGTTCCAAAACTAGCGTTTTTTATTCAAGGTAATTGCTGTAGTAAGCTTTACTATAGCTACCTTAAGAGGTGTAACAACCTTAGCATAAGAACTAGTACTTCGCTCCAAATTTTTTGCACTAGTAACAAAACTTCTTATTTCTTGTCTTAATTTAAGAAGATACAGAGTATTGCTAACTACTGCATTGTACACTCTGAGAATACCAAAGGCTATAAGCGCTCCTATAACCCAAGCGTAGAATAAGTAGAAACGCATTTCCCAAATATTTATTACATGGGTGTCCCAAAGAAAATAAATGTATAGTCCGTTAATTAAGGCAAATAAAGAAACTGCCGTCAATAATATTCGCATCCTCTAAGTATTTTGAAGTTATAGTAAAAGCTCTTTCAGTGTGGATAACTGTGGCTATATTGTCAAGAAGTCTACCACTAATACGGTCTTTACTTTTTAGTATATCACTGTCCTTGTCTACATCCATAATTATTACTATATCTGATAAATTTTTACTCTTGTCAGACTTTATAAGATGTTGAAAATAATTTTTTATTGCTTGCTGCAATATGTTTCTTATGTCTACCTCATTATTATGCATAGTAGATACTAATAGTTGTTCCATCATAGTAATGTATGTATAAAAGGTTCTATGTAACCATTACGACAAGCTGTGATCCTTTTAGGCAAATCACCCATTTTACTGTCTATAAAGGTAACAATAAGTTCTTTAATTAATCTAAGATTGTATTCAGAATAGTCAGGCTTAACTCCTAGGGGTAGTATTTTATACCCTGTGGTAGTCTCAGTAATATTTAGGGTTTCTGGATCTATACACCACACCAAACCTGCGTAACTAAACACGCAGTTCATTGGGTATCTTTTGAAACCTATAGTGTACTTTTCGGTAACAGCATCTTTATATGCGAATCTTGTAGCGAGGTATTGTAATTTCATAACTAGTAACTTATGGTTTTATCTTTTTCATCTTCTTCTTCATCATCGATAAAATCTTGAACAAATTTAAAGTCCATACTGGTTAGTGACGCCATTACTTTAAAGTTAGACTTCTCTATATCGATACTACGTCCTTTGGCGACTATACCTGCAATTTCATTACTCCATTTACTGTCATCTTTTGGATATAGAAGCATAGCTAAATCACTATCCTGCGAGTAACTATCGGCAAAAGCAAAATCATCTTGTGCTGCAACTGCGCTCTTAGGTCCCTTAGTACTAGAAGTACCCGAGCGTCTTCGTGACTGTGTGGTATTAATAACGGGAGTTCCATTACTAAGGGCTATAGCTTTTAAATTCTGTGTAATAAATGTAACTTTCTCCCAACCAACTGACATCTTAGGTTCCATAAGGTAACTACCATCTAAAAATATAGCTGCAGGTCTGTAAAGTTTAACTAGTAATTCTAGGTCAGCCAAGTGTCTACATTTAGTAGTAATTTGTATGTTGGAAACTCTTTTGGATTTGAGACCTCTTTCATACCTAGCATGAGTACGGGTATCTAGTTCCCCTTTTAAGAAGTCAGTATAGGGCATCTTATATTTCATACAATCCATACGATCCATTAATTCACTAACACCAATCTCATTACTAACAAATAATAATGGGCGATCTTTTAAATAGTCACCTAGTAATTTATCCAGTGCGAGTGTTAAATAAATTAGTATCCAAGTTTTCTTTGTACCTGGTCTTCCACCAATAGTAATTAAATCTGACTCTGAGTAACCAAACATTAAACTGTCTAAGAATTTATCACCTGTAGGTAAGTAAGTGATACCGCCTGAAACTATACGATTCTCATACTCTTCCAAACGTTCTTTACCTTTAGAACCGTAATTGGATAGTTCCGTATCTTTACCAGTAGCAGATAACTTAGCAATTAAATCTCGTAAACTTACAAGTGATTCCTTACTTGATTTTTTAGCATCTTTTATAATTTTAGGAACCTTATCAACTAGTGTAACATAAACGTACCTGTCTCTGAGGGCATCTAAAAAATAAGCTGCTTCGTCTTCTACGGAAATATCCCTGATAGAAAACTTACTCTTAAATAATTTTATTGAGGGTAACTTGGTGTACTCCTTAAAATAGTTGGTGATGAAATTATACATAGGTATCTCGTCACCTTCCAACCACTCAAAATCTACAAGTACTAAACTTTTAGTGTCCGCATCAATTAGTATTTTAATAAAAAGGCTCTCTCCTGCAGTCATAATTAATCTGGGTAAATAATGGTTTCTATTTTGGTTACTTCTAGATATTTTAATTCACGTAGTATGGCTGCATCTATCCTAGACTGTAATACGTCTGGGTGTATGTCCGTGACTACTTTAATAACGGCTATTACCTTTTTACGTTTCATTTGGTTTATTTTATTAGGACAATAATAGGTATACCTAAACTACAAAACAAACTTACTTTATCCAATTATTAAATTAGTACAAAGCATAGTTCTTAGCACGGCAGAGTCTAAAGATCTTAAGTAGTCGATAGAACTAGAGTGCGCCTCGAATAGTTTTTTAGCGATAGTAGTCTCTACTGCGTTACCTATAAACTTTTTCTGTTCTGCTAAAGTACCTACTAATTTGTAATCTTTGGGGAAACCTTGAACTGCTAATAACTCTGGAACATAGAAAAGGCGCATAAGAACATCTACAATACCATTAGCAGCCATGAATTCTTTGATCTTAACTAACGTAGGATTGTCTGTCTCATAAATAGGTATCTTCAACTCACTATCAAAAACGTAACTAATCAAATAAAGTGGCGCTTTATCTTGTCTAGCAATTACTGTAGGGCTAGGGCGTTCAATACTACTGCCTGTATTCTTGTATTGAGGATTATAAACAAAGTGTTCTGCGGTAACAAAATTGTGCTTATCATTTACCATTACTGTACCTGCTGGACCATCTATATCTTTAACGTTATCACCTGTAGTGTAACTAAGCATTAAAAAATGAACCTTAGCAACCCTGTCTTTAGTTGTCAGGCAAGGACTGGGTCTATCAACGGAATGTACACAAGCTCCACTACCGTAATAAGTAGTTAGAAAATCTTTATCTGTAGAAACTACGCTCTTTTTTAGACCCGCAAGTATTCTTTTATGTGTGTTCTCTACGTGCAACTTTTTTCGATTGAATATGGACGCTCCAATATCAGTCAAATCTAAAACGTGTCTAACGGCCGAATGTTTTAAAAGTCCGTCAGTTCCTTTTTTATTGTGTGTGGGCAACGGAAACTCTATAGGCATACCAATTTTAGCAAATTGAGAAAAGTAACGTTTCCTCGACTGTGGCGCACCAAAATCAGCTGAATTTAGTATTCTATAGTCAAAATCATAACCATATTTTTTAATACTGTCTACCCAAGCAGTATAATCAGAACCCTTGAAGCGACTAATAGGTTTACCTAAAGTATCTAAAGGACCCCAACTCATGAACTCCTGTACATTTTCAATCATTAGGTATTCTGGATTAATAGCTTCCACGTACATATTAAGGTGTTCCGCAAGTGTACGACTATCAGCATCCCTAGGCAAACCGCCCTTGGCTTTACTAAAATTAGTACACTCCAAACTTGCCCAAATAGTAATTACGCATAGTGGGTATTTATACCTTAGTTCTTGCACTTGTATTTTTAATTTGGCAACTACCTCAGGATTTCTAATATCCTCTGTGTAGTGTACAGCTTTAGGGTGGTTGAGTTTATGGCTTTCTATTGCTTTGGCATCATGGTTAACACAAGCAACTACCTCACTATCACAATTAGCTAAATGTATTCCGGTAGCTGTACCTCCAGCACCACAAAATAAGTCTATGACGAATTCTTTTACCATCTTATGTTATACGTGTTAGTTGTCCTTGAATAGTTCTAAATGTACGATCTGGAAACATTTTCTTTGCTGCTGCTAAATGAACATCATAGCTTCTTCTAAGATAAAAGTCGTAATTATTATACATTTCAATTACCGCATCCTCCATAGAAAAACTATCACCCACTTCTAAAAGTGTTGCTAATTTTAAAGAGGCTAATTCTTTTTTTGTCTTCTTTTTTACTTTTCCTTGCATAATTATTATTCTTTAAACCCTTTTAATAATTCTTCTAATAAAATGTATCCTACACCTGTAAAGGGTATACCACGTCCATCGTAGTTATAATTGTACTTAAATCTAAGTAGTAGGAAACCCTCTGAGGTGATCTTAAAATTACTAAAATTTATAAATCCTACTATAGATTTACTAAGTATTGTTTCTACTTCCTGTAGTACTAACTTAGTGGTAGGCGAAAGTACTTCTTTATTTATTTTCTCATAACCTACATTCTGCAAAGTAAGGTTAGGAAACATTTTATAAATGTCCTGAATTTTAAGGTACTCTTTTTGGCTAATTAAATTTATTCTCATACCTGTATAATTTTTATGTTAAATACTCGTTACCCATTCATAAGCTTCTTCAAGTAGACTATTTTTTAGTTTCTCGCGTCTAGCACTACGAGGTTTTCCTTGTTTAATTAATAAATCTTCATCGTACTTCATACTAAACAGTTGCTTCTCACAAAATTTTTTTAATTGTAGCATATCTGTTCTATGCCCACTAGGTAAAACTTCACCAGTAAGAAGAGTTATTATCTCATAGTGATTAGTTGTATTTTTGTCCCGTCTCTTACTAATAGCAAATTTACTATTCCAATAGTACAATTTTCTTTTAACCGCTTTACTCATAATATTAGTGCTATAAGGATAATGTTATCATTTAAAACAAAGGGAACCTTAATATCATAGTTACTATGTAAGCTCTTTAAGGCTTCTTTTACTAGTACTAAATCTTTGGTAGGTAGTTCAGAGTTTTCTAATTTTTTTAACTCCTTGTACATCCAGTGAACACCATAAGCAATAGCTTGGTCACGTGAAATAAAATTAAACATAGATACGGGAGATCCCCAACCCTGTAAACTTAGATAACCTCTAGTACCCACAGCCCACATAAAACCATCTTTACTACCAATATTAATACTAAACAACCTTCTATCTTTAGTGTAGTTCCAAATTTCTGTTGGGTGGGAAACAACTCCATACTCATTAACGTGGTATTTTATAAGTACTCCCATCTATTTACTTTTATAGTTAGCTGCACCTATACAAGTGCCTAAATTTTTGTGACAACAAAACCATTCACCTGATTTGGCAAGTGACTTAAGCTCTTCTGTTATATCCGGTTGTCCTTTTTGGATCCACGGACAAACAGTACAAGGTTTAGGTTTAGCTGATTCCTGATCTTTTACTTCTTTACGCCTTACGGCCATGTGTTTTTTTGCCTGTTTGTCGCACCATTCATTAACGTAGCTTCTTGGCGTAGTAGAACTTGTGTGCGCTGCAACATACCTAAATTCTACTTTAGGGCAATTAGTCCTAGTAGCCAAAAGTTGCAGACTTTTATTTACTGCCCATTCTAAAGGTGTACTAGGGTTTTCTATAGCTTTAGCTCCGTTCTTACAATCAGTATTAACATATATGTAACTAAATTCTGGAATATGTGGACTACTAAGTATGTAATGTAATACGTTACCTATGGCTTTAATTTCAGCTTCTTGTGGTGAAAGTAAAAAGCCTTTTAGTTTACCACTAATCTTAAATTTAAAGTGATTGCAAACTACATAAGAAGCCCAACCTCCAACTTTAGTACGGGGACAAAAACTTGCATCTGTACTAATAGTGATACCTCCTAAATTATTTTTTTCTTGCATTTTATAATTAGTTACGTGTACTACATCTTGTTTATTATCAAGTCTTCTTTAGTTCCTCCAGCGGGTAGATACGCAGAGTAAGTTCTACCATCCTCGAATTTATAAACATTAGTACTGATACGATCTGGCTCTGAATACAAAAATAAATCAGAACCTATATAACCTAATAAAAACTGCTCAGTAACCATGTCTATACTCATTATAGAAACAGCTTTAAGAAGTAAGTTGGCTTGGTATGGGTCAAATCTAATTAATAGTATTGCCTCAGATAAATGATCTTTAACTTGTTTAAATGTTATTGTCCTCATAAAATTAGTTTTTAAATTTATTAAAATAACCACACACCCTTCAAGATAGGAATGAATATTGTTTCTTCCACATACCGACATTCTGCCATAGTCGAACTAACCTGTTGCCTAACACCGATCTTCAAAACTATCATCATACTAAACAAATACAGTACTTCTTGTAGTACCATAAATTTGTGTTACCCCTATCTCTTACTAGTGAGGTAAGCAAGGTAGTATCTCTTTATTTATTCGTCTTTCTGTGTGTGGTATTTATATTATTCTAATTGTATAACTCCTGTGAGTAGTAACTTTTCCGCTTCTCCCTCAATAAATCTTTTCCAATTACTTTTGGGGAAAGAAAATGCATACTCTCCTAAACCTATTACTTTTACCTGAGACTTTTGGAAATCTAAGGTAATATCAAAGGGAACTACTACGTGATCTGGATCTTTTAATTGTTTAAAGCAGTCCTCTAGAAACTGTAGCCACTGCTCAAGAGTAATTTCTATTTTAAGTAACTCCTTAGGTAACCACTTAGCTATATCACTAAATATAACCTCTATTTTTACCTTACCATCTACTTCCTTAGGAACTATACTTAATAATTCAGCTTTTTTTACTTTTTCTTTCATGTCATGGTTTTTTGTGGAGAGGGTGGGAATCGAACCCACCTTGGGGAGATATTAGCTTATATCTTTATGCCCCGACACTGTATGTTGCCCTTCCAAGTGGACTTGCCTCCCCAAAATAAAGTAAACAGTTAACGGGTCGGAGTTTTGACGTTTTGCCTGTCCCTTCCTTTCTGATTAGCAGGCTTCAAACTGTTTACTTTAATACTGTAATAATACAGAAAACTAAATTTAGCTACAACCTAAGATTTAGTATTTTGGCTTTTATACCAAACTGCGAAGTGGGTACAAGCTTCGTGAACAGCTAGAATCTTACTGGCATCACTACCAATCTCACAAACCTTTACTTCATGCGCATCATCCCAAATAGTACACCAATGATCTTTTGCAGACTTATCTGGAAGTAGCCTTGAGTTAATATCTACTTGGTAGCCTATTTTTTCGATGTACTCTACTACTTGCATTGACCAGTTCCAGTCAGTACTAAATTTCATTTGTTCTAAAGGTACCCAACCACCTGATAGAAGTTTATCAATATCTTTCCAAGTATAAAGACTTTCATTTATGTTACCTTTTCTACCTATAAGCTCCACTAAATTTTTATTTTTTTCTATTGTATTCATAACTACTGTAATTTTTCTTTATCCGGTTGCCACTTACCTTTTAAGCGTGCCTGTATTTTTGTACGGAAATCTTTCCCTACTACTTGTAAGGGTACACAAGTTTCTAGTACTAGTGAAGCCAAGTTTTTAGAGTAAATTTTACTTACCTCACCTGCACCAATACTACTAACGATAAAAGTAATCTTTCGGAAACCTAAACGTTTAACCAATACATCTTCAAGAATGGTAGTAGCGAAACTTTTACCATCCCCATCTTTTCGATAAAACTCTTTACCAAAATCTTCAATACATAAGTAATCTACAACTTGTACTAAATAGCGGAAATCTTCACGTTTGTCACTATCACTCCAAGAAGCGGTGAATAAGTCTACCAACCCACCAAGAGAGATAACCTTTACCCGTTTACTTTTGTCAACTAGATCTTTAAATAAAATGTTAGCGAGCATAGATTTACCCACACCTGGAAGTCCGTAAATAAAATAACCTACACAATCTTTTTCCGCTGCCTCTAACTTTTTACTGTAGGTGACAATTACTTCTCTAGCTCTTTCGTCATTGGTGAAATCGTCCCAACTTTTATCATGCCAAATTGGTAGTATGCCTAAACTAACTAGACTAGGTTTTTCTTTTTCTTTCATAATTACAATTTGTTACCGCATTTAATACATCTACCACTATAACCATACCTAGCCATAGTATCGTGGTCATTAGGGCAGTTATTCCAATTGTACCTCTTAGGAACTATTAATCTAAAAATCTTAATTAACAACCAAAAAGTAAAAATTATTATGGTCATTACACCTATAAAATCTGTCGCGCTCATATTTAATCAATTAAAAATTTTGGTGTTCTAACTTTATTTTTGTTATTCAAATCTAAGTAATGGTACTCTTTACCTTGTATATACATTTGCCTTGTGTTGCACCAAATTTTAGAGACTAATTTATACCTGACTAAGCTACCTACCAAATGTTTGTGTCCTGCAAGTGCAGAAATAGTAGCTGTCAATATTCCCTCCCTGTAACCATATAATAGTTTAGTTGTCATAAGTCTGGTTTTTGTTTATGTAGTTTTGTACTGCTGCAGTAATCTCTGCGTGACTATTGATTATGCGACCTTTATTTAAAGCCATTAGTACGGCTCTAGGAATAGCGATAAGGTTACTTACCTCGTCATTATCTTTGTCTTGGTCTAGGTGATATATAATCCAACGATAAGGTATTTTACCGTGTACTGCTTCATAATTAAGTACGGGTCTTCTTTTACGAGAATTTGTACCTACCCAAATATGCACACAGTCATTAGATATTTTTTGTACACCACCTTTCCAAGAAAGGTTATTTTCCCCCGAACACTCTCCTTTAACGAATTGACTGCTTTTAACCTTGAGTATTGCTTCGGGAGAAAGATAGTCCTCTATTTTTTTATCTTTGTTATGTGGTACGTGACCTTTTTTAAATTTTCCATCCATGGTATTTAGATTTATCCAAAACTCTCCGTGCCTAACTTTTCATCACTTTCTATTACCTTGAAGCTTCCGTAAATAGCGTCCTTATTCTTAGTAAGGTTTAAAACGTTGGGAAAATTACCCCATTTGTCAAAGTTGGTGCAGTAGGTAACAATTAAGGGTAAAAGCTTAGCACCACCTAAATTAGTAAGTAAACGTTTCATGCTTCCTGCTTCAGCTTTATCAAAAGCACGATACTCTTCCTGCATAACAAGTTCCGAAACACTTTTAAATAGTTTAAGCATCTGGTGAGTATTATACTCCGCAGCTTTTACTTTACTCAATTCAATAAGTGACTCTTTAATGTTATATGATAAATTCTTAGATACTGCCCTCTTAGCAGTAGTCATAAAAGTGTCCGATCGCTCAAGCAAGTCAGGAAAAACATTTAGAGCTTCAGAACTACTTTCCTCTTCGGTGTACAATACTACTGTCTTATCAACAAAGTAACCTAAACCAATAATACCATGCTCCTCAGAAATAAGGTTCTTGTCAAATAAAGCATCTAGCACCTGGTCCAGCTGTTCTTCATCTAATACAAACTGCCTCTTTAACGAATCAGCAGTGACATGACTAATTATAAGGTTATTATCCTCGTAGCATCGGGATAACAAGTAAAAATACACAGTTAATTCTTGGGTAGTTAAATTCTCGGGAAGTTCTTTTACTTTGTTTATACAATTCATAATTTAATCAAATAGTTTTTCTATCTCAGTCTCAAGGTGGGCAACCACTAAGGCATCTATTACTACTATTGCTTTTTTAGCCTTGGCCAACTCTTCTGGTGTGTAGTCTATAGGTAAAGACATACCTACAGTAACTCGGGCAGAATTAAAATCACCCATGTTTTTAGTAACACCTTTCTCTACATAAACGGTTGGTACTCCTGACGCATTTAATATTCTAGAAGTACTAGAAGCATCATGCATATCTGAACTACTCTCTTCATGTAAGTCGGGCGAGGTTCTCTTTCTAGATTTTTCTTCCTCTACTTTTTTACTTACTGCTCTGCGAACTTTTCTTACTGGCATAATTTAATTTTTACTATTAAAATAAAATTTCTCATTTTGAAAAGCCATTGTGATTAAACGAATGGACTCTTCATCTATTTTAACTCCACGTTTAAAAGAACTAATTATAGGTACTAATTCCTTAACTAACTGCTCGGAGTAAATTCTGTTACCTGCTTTGACCCAGTTAGCTTTTTTGTACCTGTAGTTAGCCTCAGGAATAATTTTACGTTCCTCTAATTTGCGTAAGTAACTAACGGATATATCTAAAAAATCGCATAACTCACCCACACTGTAAAACACTCCCACTTTAGTTCCTACCATTAGTTTCTTCATACTTACTTTTTGTAGTGTTGATTACCTAAGGCAATTAAGGCAGAATTAAGCACACTAACGAAGGTATTAGCCTCAACTGGATAGTAAGAAACATAAACTAGGAACCTAGTGGGCAGTGGGTCAATAATACTATTGATGCTCTTATTAGCATAAGCCATAGCTACGGGAGTAGCAATTATGTCTTTAAGTTCAAGGGCATTTATGCCGTATATCGATAACTCAAAATATATCTTTCTCATTACATTGTTACTCTAGTACCATAAGTGGTAGTTATTATTTTGTCTGAGTCTTCCTTTGTGATCTCTTTATTAAGTAAAGCTTTTTCGAGATCCTGCATAAGTATTTCTGAATTAACTACTTTAACGGTCTCAATACAATCCTTGAATCGTCGAAATCGTCGGCTACTTTCTATAATGTTTAAAGCCTCAGGACTAACTTTAATTTGTGCGGTCTCAGTAACCGTGACTGTGTGACCTTCTCGCTCAATAACAACTTTTCTGTCCTCTTCAAAACCTACGCTCTCGGCATACTCATTAAATTTGGTTTTATAAGTCTCAAGTTGTTTACCTATTTTAGCGTGTCTATCTTTAAGGGTAATGTAACTACGTACCTCTTCTGGAGTTACAGTAACTAAAATTTTCTTCTGTCTTCTTACTGCTTTTTTACCTGGCATAAAATTAGAATTTAGTTAAACGAATAAAAGCCCCAACGCTAATCGGGGCTAATACTGAAATAAAGGAACTTAACTATTTTTTGTAAACTGTTGTGTTCTCTTCTTTGGTCAATACGTCCGATGTGTTATCATCGTAGTCTACGGTTACTTTACCGCCTCTACCAAGGGACGCTACTGTACCATCAAAGTAGTCTTCTTCACTTTCAAAGTAAACACTAACTCTGTCACCTACTACTAGGTCAGCAAATTCAACTTTTTTCTTTTTACCAGTTTTGGCAACTGGGGCATCATCTTCTTCCTCTTCTTCAACTTCTTCTTCCTCCTCAGAAAGTAACGCGTCTACGAAGTCAGCAATTTCCATTTCAGTCTCATTGTTAAAATCATCGATGATACCTTGGGCATCTTTCTTAACATAACCGAAGTCAATCAAACCTGCTAACAATTGCTTCTCGTCAATTTCAACATCATCGAAATCTGTAAACAACTTAACTAGTGTGGAAACTTCATCTTCCTCTTCTTCCTCCTCGTCAACAACTGGAGCTTTTTTACCCGCTTTTTTTACTGGTGGTGTATCAGCATCTACCATTGGGTCTTCTTCCTCTTCCTCCTCGTCAACAACATCTTTTTGCGCATCAATAATAAGTAAGCGAAGTTTCTTGTTGGTATTCTTACCTTCTTTAGGAATATCGATTCCTCTTTCCTCACAAATTTTAAGAAGCTTGGTAACTGGGAAAGTAGCAACATCCATTAACTCTTCCTCGGTGTACACTATGGTACTGGCAACTTTCTTAGCAACTTTAGCAGCCTCTTTAGTAGCTACTTCTTTTTTAGCAGTGGCAACGTCCTCAACTTTTTTAGTTTCTCTAGCAGTCTCAACTACTTTAGAAATACTTTTAGCTACTGGTGGAGCATCTGAACCACCTGACATACCAATAGTAATACCTTCAGGCATTGGATATTCAATGTACGCCTTACCATCATGTACGATAGCGTCTAATGGTTGTCCTGCAGTAATCTGTAATACGATAGTCACTTTTGACTGGATAATTGTTTTTTGCATCTTGCAATAATTTAATGGTTTAAAAATAGTTTACATCTGTTCAGTTATTTCGTTTGAACATTGACAATAATAAGAAAGCCTAATTTAATTACAAAGTAGGCTTTTTTAATTTCTTAATTTAGATTTACTAACCCTTGGGAAGCATAGTGTTTTCAAGGACTACGAAGGTATTGTCTCCGTACACTTGGTATAAGGAAGTACCTTTTTTAACCTTGAGAATTTTAAATTTTTGACCTTTAGGTATCGAAAAGTTAAGCATTTTTATAGCTGTAGTATGATTACCTACACACTTAAAAACTCCTCCTCTACCAATTTTAAACACTTTTAGGTGTTCTGAACGTGGGGAATCTACAGATACAGTGGCAATAGAATCCATAAATATAAAGTGCCTAAATATAAAAGGTTTTCTATCCAGTACGTAAGAACTAGCGCCACTCATTAAAGTAGCCTCACGCTCGAAACTAATATTTTGGTAGCCTCTTAAAAATGATCTGTAATAAATAGACTTACATACAAATTCCGTAAAGTATAGAATGTAACCAAAAATAATAAGTGTCTCCTTCTGTTGCTTAAAGTGTATGTACTCATGAGCAACTAAACGATCCGAATAACTTTCTCTCCTGAGAATAATTAACCAACCCAAAGTTATTCCCTCGTACCAAAATTTTGGTATAGTCACCACTATAGGTGCTTTAATAAATAAAGTTAGTAACAACCATGCTCCGAAAACAATCAACACAAATAACTCCATAATTCTTTAATTTTTAACTGGTTTAAAATTTTCTCTAAAATACCTAGAACTTACTACCTCTAGTTTTTTGTTTTTGTACCCTACTAAGTATTCACCTGGTAGCATCTCTACATCCATACCATTAGCCGGTACGGTAACTTTACCTGTAACACTATTCCAGCGTATTAAAACTTCCGTACCTTCCTCAGGTTTAGGAACAAGTATCTGTTCGGAAGCGGTTATTATATCTATTAGTATAGGTATATCTCCTGCATCATTTAAGTATTTATGAAATACGACTTCTTGGTTTCTGGGCGTTGTAGTAGCTATTTTCATTTGCCTAGAAGTTTAAAAAATTCATCTTTAACACTTTTGTCATAACGGAACATACCCGTAGCTAAAGAAGTGACAGTAGCAGAACTCATATCTTTAGGACCTCGCATACAACTACAAAAGTGGACAGCTTCAGCCACTATAATAATATTTTCTCCTAACTGTGGAGTAAGTATACCGTGTATGTCTTGTAAAATGCGTTCCTGTAATTGGGGTCTAGCAGAAACATATTGTACAACTCTATTAAACTTACTTAAACCTAAAACTTTACCATCAGGTATGTAACCTATATGAACTTTACCTACTATGGGCATAAAGTGATGCTCACAAACAGAAGTCATCTCAATATTTTTAACTATAACTATTTGATCTATACCTTTAGTGTTTTCAAAAGAAGTAAGCTTTGGCTGCTCAGTAAATAGACCACTGAATATCTCATTAACATACATCTTAGCAACTCTTAGTGGTGTATCTTTTAAACTATCGTCTTGTAGATCCAAGCCTAGTAATAACATAATCTCTTTAAAGTGTTCTGCTATTTTTTCAACCCTATTGTCGTTGGTTAGTTCCTTCATTGTTTAAATTGTTTTTATTATTTGTAAGAAATCAAAAGTACCTTTTATAATGAAATTATCATCGAATTGTTTAGCTTTTTTTATCATGGCAAAACTAAATGGAATATTATCTGAGAAGTAAAACACCTTAGGATTTAGTTTTTCATCCATTATTCTAGTGATCCTACCAACTAACTGTTCAATATCCGAAATAGGCATATAAACTATAAGGGTATCCAACTTTTCTACATCCATACCTTCTTGTACTACTTTCATACTACCAAAAATTACCTGCTTATCAGAAAATAATTCTTCTAACTGCTCTGGTTTTAATTTAGCATTAGTATCACCATCTAACACGAAAGTATTTAATTCTGGGAGTCCTTTTTGTAAAGCATACATTAAATCTAAAAAAGGTGAAGCCAATAAAACGGTACGCCCTTTAGCTACACACTTACGTATTAAGGATAGCACCTTTCTTCTACGTGTTTGTTCTTGTGCCAAAAATTTGTTTAAATCTACATTACTGGTACTAATAGAATATTTTTTAAACGCCTTAGCATCATTTTTACTTAATAAACGGGTGTTGGGTGGCATTTTCCTTTGATATGCTAGATAATCCTTGGTTTCATACACAAATGAGTGTTTTTCAATTTCAGACTTAACCTGAGCAACGTTTTCAAAAGCCTCTTTAGGTAAAAGGGTAGTCATGGCAACACCTGTTCTAACAAAATATAAACTAGCCTTGGGTAATTGGTTTGGTAATGCATACACCTCTCCGAAAGAATAACGCATAATATCTATCATGGAATCTTTTCTTCTTAGCGTGGCAGTTAAAAGTATTCTGTACTTAGCCGGTAACTCTTCCAAAATAGGGTAAAAGGTTTTTGCACCTAGACGATGACCTTCATCCATTACAAGAGTACCTATATGCTCAGCCAGTGCTGCTTTGACTAAACTATTTAAACTATTATAACCTTTTAAAGTAATTACTGAAATAGGATTGTTTAGTATAGTTTCTAATTTAGTTTTATTATTAATTATTATATTATTATTATATACTATAGCTGGAGAGTCCTCAAAATCATTGATTCTAGAAACCCACTGGTTAACTAAATACCTAGTCTCACACACAATTAAAGTTCTACGCTTTAGCTCGTTAATTAAGTACAATGCACAAACAGTTTTACCATTACCTGTTTTCATGTTCATGATAAAAGATCCCTGCTTAATCTCTAAAAGTTTATTATCCGAAAAGTATTTAATTTGGTAATCCCTAAGAGTGATCTTAAAGTTGTGTAAAACTTTGTCACCTAAAACTAAGTTCTTACTAGTTAACTCACTATAATACCTAGGAACATAATAATAGTCTGAGTCCTCATAGAAGAAATCTAAAAACTGTGGAATGTCTGGATTTAACCACTTGCCTAGTTGTACAAGTTTACTGTAGGCTGGATTTTCTAATCTTAAATCTCTAAGGATTTCAGCAATAGTAATATCCGATTTATTAATTCTACCTAGACCTAAAATATTTGCCATATCGAAAGGGTATCTTATTATTAGTCAAATATAAAACTTTTAATAGTAATAAATCCTAAATTATAAAACAAATAAAAAATCCCCTTACCAAAAAGTAAAGGGATTATCTGTTGTTAACACCAGTAAATTAACTAGTTAAGAAATTAGAAAAGTAAGCTGTAAGACCTATTCTAGTAGCAAGTCTTGGTGGACTAGTAAGAGGTAAATCTTGGTTTACAGTATTAGAACCTCTACTTACCAAGATACCTACGGCTATAGTAAAACCACCTGCTGGATTAGGATCTAAAAAATTAAAACTTGCATCTATGTAAGGAGCTACATTAAGGTGGTTAGAAGCATTGTTACTTACTGCATCCAAAGCTGTAGCAATTGCAGCACCCAAGTCATTTGCACCTTGTACTGTAGAGCAATCAAAAATACCTGGCAGTGTAAAATTGTGGGTAACATCATAATTTAAAACTGGGCTAGGTAGTACCTGAACGTTATTAGGGTCGTACTCTATGTAATTCTTATATGATGCCAATCTAAAAGTATATTTAGGGTTATTAAGAACTCCAACTGCTCTATAGTTGAATAAAGCTGAACAAATTAAATTAGGTGGCGCTCCTATACTTCCACTGTTAATAGCTAAAACTTCATAACCATTATAAGCAAAAGCTGCTGGTACTTGCGTAAGAGCTACAGAAGCCAAAAGAACGTTAGAGTAATCACTCCAAACATTTTCAGAATTTCTAAATCTAACACGGAACTCTACCGTACCTAAATCCACATTTACTGCAAAAGTTACATTATGCGTGGTAGCCGTATTTGCGAAAGTATTAAAAGGAGCAGTAGCCCAAGCACCAAAGTCGGCACTACCTGTAGGTTTGTTTCTCCAACTAAACTCTTGATCCACTTTTGTAGTTAAACCTAAATTGGAAACAGTTCCATATAAGGTAAGTACGTAAGGACTAGACTCCGAAAAAGATTGTACAGTATTAGTACCGTCAGACCATCTTAACTGTGCCAAAGGTACGGTAACTGTATCAGCCGTTACTGTAACGGTAACTGTATCCGTACCTGTAACTGTATCCGTACCATCTGTTACTGTCACAGAAAATCTAAGTACATAAACACCTGGAGCATTAAAAGTGTATGTTGCTTGATTCACTCCCGAGACTACACTACTTGAACCTGAGGGACCCGAGACTAATCCCCAACCACTGAATATTACGTTAGCCCCTGCCTCGATACTATTAATAGCACCTACAAAATTAGAAGTGATACTATTAGAACCTAAGGCTATTAAAAGTGACGAGTCTATTCCCGCACTAACTATAGGAGCAGACAAAGGAGCTTCCACAGCCGTATTTACAAGATCCAAAATAACATAACCTCTATTAATTAACAACGAAGAACTATAATTAGCCGTATCAAAGATACCTGCGACTGCTCTTTCTACATATATAAAATTTTCGTCCAAATATACCTTAGAGTTAGTATCTGAAAGTAGGTTACTTGCAATATCGTGTGTATCTGTAAACACACCACAAACAGAGGGAATAGCTTTCAACCATTCTAATCCTAAATTGTGGGAAATGGTGATAGTGTCTGTAGTGTCCATATCCCATACACCTAACTCGTATATTCTTCTAACAGCTCCCATGGCTTTATATAAAGCAAACGGAGTTATTACGGAACTATTATTCTGAGGATCCAAAACCTCCGAAGCACTAGCCAGTTTACTTATTCCTGCGTTAAGTGTAGTAGCATAATCTTGAGCAGTAATAAATTTAAACCTGCCACCAGCACCTTTGTTAACGTATAGGTCAACTAGAGCATCATTTGAACCATCAATTCTTAGGGCTAAGGCATTAAGAGCATCAGCCACTTTATTGTACCAGTCAAACTGCCCAAAAGGACTAAGAACTTTATTTAAAACGGGAAACTTACCTACGGGTACTACACCCATATCACTTTTATCCTGTCTGTAGTTTTGTATAAGTAAAGGCTTCCAGTAACCATCAAAATAGAAAGTAAATTGGGCAAGAACACAAACAACTTCCTTGTTAGCATACACCTCAGGAATAATATCCCCCTTTACTACACCCAAAGTAAAATTAACATACTCAACTACATCAGAACTTTCCAAAGGTTCTGTTACTGTAGGGCCTGTAATACCTCCTTTAACTGCGTCTTGAGCAAAGGTAACTACGCGTCTGTCAGCCAATAAAACTACGTTAGTAATATTACCCAACATTATAGGCGTACCACCTACGGGGTCAGCTTGACCTACAGTAGCACCTGAGAAAGGAAAAGTATCCAAGTAGTCAAGGGAATCCTCAGGTAAAACTACCTCCAACTTGCCCACAACTATTTTTAACTCTCCTGATAGTACTAACCTAAGAGTATACGCATTTCTAGAAGGGTTCCAAGAGGAATCGGGGTGCAATAAAACATTACCTGAAACATCTCCTAAAAGTAATTTAGCGGTTCTGTTTAAAGAGTACTCCAAACTATCAAAGTATTGTTGTAAATCTGGTTGCGCATAGTAAGCCGGTGCGCCTTTAAATATTCTGTTTAAAAAACCGCTTATAGCTGAAAACGGTTTAGGGGTTAATTCTGCCATAATTTTAATTTTAAGTTACTATAAAAGTGTCTTCAATAACCATTCTACCTATACCAAAAGTAGCATCTATGTTAACTACACTGTAGTCTATTGGATTAACAAAATACCAATAAGGCTCAGGAATCCTAAAGTAGGGACCTGATACCATTACTAGCTCTAATTGAAAATCATCTTCTGTAAAGTTTAAAAATTTAGTGATGTTTTCTTTAATGTACTGAATAACGTGTACATTTTCCCAGTATATACTTTTAATGCCTATTCTTAGTATTTGACTATTAAGATCTGAATCATTCGTAAGTAAGTAGTTAACGTTGTCCACTTCCTCGGGATTGTCAGCAAGTAAAAATCCCTTACCCGTAAATTCAGATAAAGTAAGGTTATTTACGTTCGGGTAAAACTCTGTCCAGTCAATAGAGATCTCACCAAAAGTTAGACTCCATAAAAAGAATTTTAAACCTACATCACTACCTTTTAGCGCCATGATATTTCTAGCGTTTATAAGCATAGCGTCCATACACTGCTTAGGCAGTTTGTCTGGTATAGTAGGGAAACCGTAGTCCTCTAACCTTTTTTTAAGCCAAGAAGTGTCACCAATTAATAAAGATTTATAAAATAGTGCGTGCCTATCAACCTGATACTCCTTATAGGCGTTCATACCATCTAGGACAGTTATAAAACTATCCAAGTATTCATTACTATCTATAAGTTCTTGTGGTATCTGATCTCTAATTTTCATACGCGTCTATTATTATACCTGAATCAGGCACCTTGGATAATATTTTTTCTGGAGTAACCACTATATCTAAAAGTGATCCGTTTATGTCTGTAAATATGACATTCTGTAAACCAGTAATCTTACTTTTTAAAAGTACCTCGAGTTCCGACTTCAAGAAACTTCTACCGTAGTTAGCCAAAGTATATGGATTTGTGTAGTCAGAGATAAGGTTTCTTACCTTAGCAATATTTATAGTAGTACCAAATCCCTTAAGAAAATAAATCTGAACTGAGATATTTAAAACAGCTACATATTCCGTAAGTAAAGCCTGTGCGAAGTAACCTCCTGTAACCAAAGGCTGCATTCTTTCAACCAACTTGTCTAATATTGTAGTCTCCGATTCTGTAGAGATAGCAGGAACAATTCTAAAGTATACTTGGTTGTTTATGATCTTAACAAAGTTCTTCTTAACCTCATATTGACTAGCAAGCCATGATTGTACTACGGGTACGTTGTTAAGTGTGTAGTTATTAAAAAAGTAATTTCTAGCCTTATTTTTTAAGTCTGAAAGTGTATCAGGAACTAAACCCATACTAGAACCTTCTAGCATTTCTACAGTAGTGACATCCACTTCCGTAGGCGCACTATTCAATGTAGCTGGACCAAAAAGACCATTAGCTTCGGAAGCTGCACATCTTAGATAACCTATAGTAACGGCTTCATTAGGTTCTGGTCTCTTACCATAACTACTATCACCAAAATAAATTCTAATAGATCCGTTTTCTTCTGGTATAGCAACATAGTGCTTACTATTTGCATTTGACTGCCCAAAAGTTCTAACCCTAGTCCAAGGCAAGTCACTAATATGAACCGTTAAACTTTCTGTGTCTATATTACTCTTACTTACGTAAACACAAAAAGAATTAAATTGAAAAGTCTCAGTTATAAGTTTGCCCTCATTAAGCCTTACGGGTAGGGTGGTTTCTAAATTATTTGACTCTATAGTGAGGTCATCTAAATTTATGAAGGAGTAAGGGCTTCCCAAAACGTTAACCACTAAAGAACCTCTAGGAATAATGTAACTAGCTAAAGATGGAGCAAAACCTATATTGAAAGTTGCTTCAGAAGATCTACATAAAGTAGGGTAGTAACCAAGTTCTACAGAACGCATAAAAGCATCTGAATAAACACTCATCTTACTTAACAAATTCTCGTTAGCATAACCATTGATGTAGTAAAAATCTTTTTCTGAAAACAAAGCAAATAACTCTATTAAAAAGCGACCAAAATCAGAAACACCTCTATCTGTCCAGTCAGGAAAATAAGTATCTGCCAAAGAGAAAGCCTTATCCATCATTTGTTTCATAGTAGCATTTACCAATAAGTCTTCCTCTGGAATAAGAATATTATCCGCATAGAAAAGCAACTTATCCAAGGTATCTTTGTCTTTGTATGACAACTGTTCTAGCAATTGTTCTTTTGTGATATTAGTGTCAGCCATATTAAATTACTGTTACAAGTTGTTGTACATCTTTATTGGTATCTTCTATACCTGTATATTCCACAGTAATGTAATAGGATTTTTCAACCCTGCTCTTACCTATACCCATGGAAGTAATATCTATGTTTTGCACAAAGGCAAGTATTTTATTCTTTAAATTACCCAGTAGTAAAACCTGAACGCCCTGTACATAGCTCATTGGTTTTTGAATTACCCAACTTAATCCGGGTCTAAACTCTGGGCGATATATTCTTCTTGTAAAATCAAAACCCATAAAGAACAAAAGGTCAAATCGCTTTTTTTGCGCACCTGTTAAAAAAGAGAATTTACCCTTATCCAAGGTAAAGTTATATGTTAGTCCTGAGTCTTTTATGTATCCGCGCATAGTAGTTTAATTTAGTTGCTAATATACAAATTATTTAGGTTATTAATCCTCCCGCTATAGGTCCATTAGGCGTAGTAACACCTCCGTTAACAAGGGCAGTAGCCATCATTAACTGCAAAGCTTCTATAACTTTATTATTGTAGGCTTCTAAAGCTTGGTCTACATCGTCTTTAGTTCTAGCTTCGATAGCTGCTGCATCCAACAATTCTTTTACTGCGTTCCATTGTATAGGCATAGTTATTTATTTTAAAAATACTTTTTCTGAATTAAACTCTTTCCATTTTTCTTCCCACTTAGCTACTAAAGGTTGCCATTGTGGTGAAGTACTTATAAGGGCAGTAACACCTGTGGAAGTAGTTATAGTCCCTAGCTTACCAAGATCTGAGATAAACTCATTAAGTAAAGTTACCGCTACGTTACCTAGAACAGCCGGTTCTGTAACATCTTTACCACCCAGTTTAATAATACCATCATCTAGTAAATCCAGTACCATCTCATTATCATCATCATTTAACCAAACTCTAAAATTATTACTGATAAGAAAAAAGTTGTTCTCATAACCCTCTTCTGGATATTTAGGATTTTTCAAAGGAACTAAACCCATAAGTATAGGACGCTCTTTAACATCGTTCTCGTAATCTATTAAAGCAATAAAGTGTTTACCATATTTTTCTACCCACTTTTTAGTGTAGCTTCCTACTACGGGAATCTGGCACATGGGCCTAGCAAATATTTCTTCACCGTGCGAAAGTTTTACCCCAATGTAACCACTTTCAGCATCGTAATCTCCAGTAAGTCTTCCTGTATTCAACATAATTATTACGCTATAAATTCAAGTTCAATATTAAAACCGCTATTATCAAAAACGTAAGCCAAGGATTTTACATAGAACTTATTACTTTTTCTTTGCATATTCCTACCACGAACAACCCCATTAACTAGGTACGATTTATAAGGCAGTACCCGCAAATCTCCACGACAAGTGGCACTAATGGTAACACCTAGAAAACCCACACCACCTAAGGCATCAAGTTTTCCTGCTGGTATGTTTACTTCCTTATAGTATTTTTTAGCTTCAGCCCAAGGAATAGATAAAGCCCCCATACCAAGAATACGGTCAAGTTCCCTAGAACCTGCTGGAGTTTTATTCATGGACTCTATTAAAGCACTATCTAATTCATAGTAAGTTATAGTATCGGAATCCTCCTCGTAGTTTACCAATAAATCTTTTTGTTCACCAGTGGCAGAATCAAAGTCAGTAACCTTGTAGGTATGTTGTCCATACATTCCCGGATCCTCAGTAACACTTACCTCGTACAGAAGAACCTGGTTATCCTTAAGCTTACCCAATTCATTCTGAACACTAGTTCTGCCTGAGTAAGAGGGTGTAAAAAATTCATTGTTCCTCCTACTTATAACTACAAACTCCAAAGAATCGTTACTAGAAAAAGACTTGCCCTGCTCTATAAAAAATAATTTTGTTTTTTCATTCTCAATAGTTGTCCAACAGTAACAGCCACATCGAGTAGCTAAAGTAACTAAAAAATCCCAGTCAGTTTGACTATCCTGCACTACTGTGTCCGTGTATGAGTATAGTTTATCAGAGTCCTTACCCAAACTAATTTCGTAGTCAATATTAAGCTCTAGGCAAATATTTTTAACTATTTCTGAAACTTTAACAGTACTACCTGAAGCCCAATTTCTAGGACAATTTTTACTAGGGTATCTGTACTGTTTAGGACTGTAACCTCCAGTGGTATAGAAAGCATCTATGCACTCAATAGAACCTATAGGTACACCTGCCTCATTGATAGTGGTACTAACCCTAAATATATTTCCGGAAAATAACATTCTGTAACCTGAACCACCTTGGCCTTGATCCAAAGGATTTACTCTATCAGTATAACCCCCATAAAACTTAACATTAGTTCCCATACGTAACCAGTCCAAATTTACATCTGGATTTTTTAGCGAAAAAGTAAGGTGAGCCATACGGCTCTCATCTAAAGAAATCTTTACGGGACCTGTTACCAAATCGGTAGCTGACTCTTTGCCATTACCTATGAATAAATCATATTTTAATTGCCGTGGAAACGTTCCTATCATAAGTGGTTTTTATATCAATTTTATCTTCTACTACTGCTCTAGGAATCTTTATAACTTGACCTGTATTTAACCAGTCAGGTTTAGACAAGTCATTAACATCTGCTATAGTAGTCCAGTATCTCTCACCAAACTCACCAAAGTAATAACCTGCAATACTATATAAGTCCTCACCATCTTTAACTTCGTGAAGCGTATAACCTACTGCGAAACTTAAATTTTTCCTTGGGTAGTGCTTCAGCTTAGAAAAACTAAAACTCTTGACCCTGTTTTCTTTTGTGTAGAATTGTGGGCTTATCATCGTATCTCGTTTTCACTAGTTACCTGAGGTAAATTAGTATTAATGTTTACTCTTGAAAATTCATAAACAGTTAGTGATACACTACAAGTAGCCCGTCTAGCTACAAGTTTAGTATCAAAAAGTTCATAAGAAGTCTGCAACCCCGTTAATGCGCACTCCATGTAAAATAATCCAAAGCAAAAAATAAGAATCGGTGGAGCTTCAAACTTAGGACTTGGTGTAGCTACGTTACCAACAAATCTAGGACTTTCTGTATTAATAGGGTATTGAAAAGCTTGTAGTTTCTCAACCATATCCATAACGCCTCTAGGGTATATAGAGTCCCTACTTCTGATAGCATCATACCCATTAGTATTACTACCCATAGAAGAAGCGATACTATCTGTAGTAGCATCAAAAAATAAATCGAAAGTTATAACGCGATCTTGTCCTCCAGTCCAAAATAGTTCTGGCGCAGAGAAACCTAGATACTTAGAACTAAACCAGTCCATACCTTTAGAATCAGAAATCTGACTAGGATTAAACTGGAAAAACAGAATTTCTTTCTCCTGAGAATAACCCTTGGGAGCTATTATACCACGTATAGCCCTATTTTTACTTCTATCGATTACTTCTAACTCAGACTCCTCAGGATTTAAACCTAAAAAAGACCTAGCTTTTGGCCCTAAGTTTTCAGTAGCCAATTTTTTAGCGGTGGTACTATTTATACCTTTTAAACTTACTAGCATATTAATTACCTTTACGTCTATTATTTATATCAGCATGCTTTTTATTTGTCTGCTCAACAGCCTTAACTACTTTCTCAACGTCCATCTCGTTCTTAACGTAAATGTTGTACGTATTCGTTTGAACGTTTCCACCACTACTGTTACTATTGGTGATCTTGGTAGGAACCTGAGCAATTCTCTTAATAGGTTTAGTAGCTTTAGCATTCTGGCGTTCTTGGGAAATCATATTTTTATCGAAGTTACCATTGTCCATTAAGGTGGCAATTTCAGTATCACTTTTTCCTTGCGCTACTAATTTAGCAACTTCTTTCTTCTGATTAACTTTAAGCGTTTCACCGCCCTTAGCAAAACCAGCACGTCCCGACTTTTTAGCTAAGTTATCAGCAACTTCTTTAGTACCATCAGCCGCAGATTTAGTCCACTCAATAAGTTTATTAAATCCTGCACCTAAGTCGAAATCAAATAAGTTACCAATCAAATCTTTTATCCACATAAAGGCGCTTTTAATAGGGTCAAAAAATATAGACTTAAATGTAGTCCAAGCAGAGCCAAAAGTATTAGACATCCAAACATTAACACTCTTAAGTATACCTTTTAACCAGTTAAACACATTTTTAAGACCTCCCCAAAGGTATTTACCTATAATGTTATAAACGGACATTAATATATCTATGTAATTAAGTAAAACTCTACCCACGTTAGTAGCAATAGTTTTTATCTCGTTCCAGTATTTAGCTATAGTAAGAACTAAACCTACAATAGGCAGGAATAAATTTAACAGTACTAAAGTAGAATTAGAAGTCTGGTTTGCATAACCTCTTATCTCATCCCAGTAAGCCACTATTAAAACTAGTGCTGCCACTACTGCCGCTATTATACCCACAGTAACTATAACGGGCGCAAGTGCCGACCAAACAGAACCTCCCATAGTAGTTATAGCTGGTATAAGAACAGTTTGAATATAAGAACCTAAACGTGCGAAACCTGAACCCTTCAACCAATCACCACCCTTAGTTAATGCCTCAATAAAAGTGGCTTTTTTAATACTGGCTAATTTAGTACCAATCATCCAAACAGCGTTTAGTGCTGAGTTAAATAACCACAGCTTTACAATAAGCGGTCCCCAACTCTCGAAAAAAGCACCTATCTTAACTCTAAGTATTTCTAACCATAAACCAAAAGACAGCATTTTGTCCTGCCAGTTAGAAAAAAATTCGTCATTGTTACCTAAAACTTTCTGTAACATTCTACCCATGAAACGCATGAATCCCGATACCGTACGAACTATGAAGCCTAAAACTTTACCTAGTATGTTACCGATCTTGGTTATCTTGTCCATACGTTTGGCAAAAAAGTCAGCAAAATCAGAAAAGGCCTTTTTAAGTATATACCAAAAACCCTCGGGATCTTTTAAATCTCCAAGTATTGACTCCATGAATCGATTGTATATTTGCCTTATCCGTTCAATAGTTTGACCCAGTGTAGCAATATTTCCAGAAAATAGACCTTTAGTATCAGCTTGTTTAAGTAAAGCCAAAACACGTTTAGTACCTTGCTCCTGTGTAAACGTAGTGCGCTCCATATTGGTAGCCATACGTTCTGTTATTAAACCTGCCTCAGCAAGAGCAGAGTAATCCCCGTTTTTTATTATTTGTGACAATGCAGAAAAGTCTGACCCAATACCTTGAGCAGACTTATTGATTAAATCAAAATTTTTCTTTACATCTATACCTGCACTCTGTAGAGCCTTGGAACCTTCCATTAGGTTTTCTACATCAAAGTAACTTTGACCTGATATAACTTTTTCTGAGAAGTAGTCAACTGACTTTAGGAAATTAGCGTAACCTCCCATAGCCAACTGGTTTCTTCTAAGCATATTATCAGAAGTATTACCTGCATCTATAAGTGCGTAAATACTTCCAGTGATTGTTACAACCTGTGCTGCCATAACAGCTAAAGAACTTGCTGCGCCTCTAGCAATGGCTACACCAAAATCGTAAGCTAAACCATTATCAACTTCTCTTATTCCGTCAGACATACTTTAATGTTTATTTGTTAGATTGCTCTAATTCTTTTTGGTAAATAGCATACTCATCTTCAAAGAAAGCATCCCGTTTTTCTACACTCATAAACATTAAACTCTCGTAGTCCAACCCTTGTATCCTTTTAAGAAGGAAGTGTTGCAATCCTTCGAGGGACAGTCTTGGTTCCCTTGTTATAGGAAAGGTATAAAACATATTGCTTATAAACCAATCTATGAATAGCTCGTTTTTCTTCCCAGATAATAAGCAACTCGGTGGGTAATCCCAACCTAGAGCTATTCCGAAAAAAAACCCGAACTCTCTAGAGTATAAGGTATCTTTCTTCTACTATCACAAGCGCAACTATCCATGTAGGCAAAAGGAAGTACTGGAAGCTCTTCACGTAAAGCGTGCCTAATTTTTTTAAGGTTAGCCACATCCATATCTCTGTAAAGTTTAATGGAAAGGAAACGAATGTAGTTCTCAGGAATATCCGCAACTACATTTCCCTCTTCATCAACTTTCTGTATAGATACTAAACAATCAGCACCTATGCGTCTCCACAACTCAATGTTTCTGTCAAAGTAGTCCTGATTTTTAATGGCATCCCCTAAAGTGGGTATACGGTAGGTAAATCTATTAAAAGTTGTACCTAATAGCGTAGAAACCTCCTCCCCTTTTAAATCCTTAATTAAAGAGTCTAAACTGAAAGGAGTTAAGTCTACTGCTATACCGTTAAATTCTGGAGTAGTCTCCAAAATTAGTTCCTGTTCTTCTGTTAGCTTTATATTATTCAAGTCTACATCGACCTCGATACTTTTGGCGCAGTAACGGCACATGGTTTCCATGCTATCAAATTTGTGCTGCCAAACTCTTCTGTGAATTTCTAGTAACAAACTATTAGCATCTGCAAAAGATATATCCCGAACAATTTTAGGAATGGTAACTTTACCTGTCTTAAAATATTCTTGGCGTACAGCTTCCGCAATTCTAGTTTCCCCTATTGATCCTACAGCTACCGAAATAACGTTTCCTATCCAAGTAAAAGGTTCTTGAGATAATTTTCTAGTAAAGACTTCCTCAGCTACAGAATTAGAGGTAAGAAGTTCAACCTCCTTAACCGTTTCTCCGTTAACTTTCAAGCCAATGTTTAAGTCAAATTTTAGTCCTAATTTAGTCATAATGTTTAAATGAATTTATAATCTACGAATTACCTAATTACACTGCCCAAAGAATGTCCCAATCAGAGCAACTTGCTGAATAACTGATTGTGAATTTATCTTCTGAGTTAACGTCAAAGTTAGGTAAATTTTGACTATTAATTTTAAACTCTTCAAATAGAATTCTAAAAACTTCTTGTTGGTGATGTAACTTTACAGCTATCACTGGCAAACGTAGACCTCTTAAAATCATATCGTCAGCTATAGCGTGTAACGTCTTATCCTCAACAGTTCCTTGCATAGTTCTTGTAAGTGTCATGTCTGAAAAATCAAGAATTTGAGAACCGAATTTGTGTTTCTTATTCGTTCCCCCATCTACTATTTCCACACTATTAGAGGTTCTAGCTAACCCCTCCAATGTCTCAAAATGGGGTGAAATTAAACCTGGAAATTCCAAGTACCACCCATTCTGAACATATAAATCTTTTACTCTAGTTGGTTTTGCCATCTTAGTTTGTAGTTACTTCATTTAACAATAATTGCCCATCATTTCTGTTCATAGATATTCTAACAGACTCCGTAGCTTCTGTAGGGATCCAATCAATATCAGTGTTAAGCAATTTTCTATCTTGACCTACTGGATTATTACGTTTATCTACAATAATAACACAAGCCGTAGTAAAAGGAACGGAATTTTCTAAAGCTCCGTTATTGTACTCATTTCTAAAATAAGTAAATAAAGAAGAGTAGATAGACCGCTTAAGCTCTGGAGTATTAGGTTTCTGTAATACCCAGTTAAAGTTCTCACTAATTACTCTCTTGTAGAAACTAGTCTGTAGTCTTATGTGGATTGAGTGGTAAAGAGCATTTGTTGACATAGTTCTAGAACTAATCAAAAAGTAACCCAAACCGATCTGGTACTTAACAACGTTAACTGTAAAGTCTTGAACGTAACGGTCAATCTCTACCTGAGAAAGTTTACCTCCTTTAACCTCAGAAATATCACTAAAAGCAGAATCTACCCCTGCTGGTGGTATATGAATAAAATCTCCTTGCATACCTGTAGCACGAACGTACCCAGCACCAATAACACAACCGATAACGGGAACATAACCTGAGTTAACATCGTCAACAATAGTCTTGGCCCAACCATGGTAAACAGCTATATGTGAAACTGTACCAGTCTGTAAAGAATTAGCGAAATCTTGAGCAACGCCTAGATTAGCGTTTTCCGGTAAGTTAGCTACGTACAAAACATCACTATCTTCCGCAAAAGCTTTACCTTCTATAGCCATAGAGTTTGTGTGGAATTCCGTGTTCATAACAATCTGAACATCTTCCGTTTTAAATAGGTCTAGACCCATTTTTTCAGTCTCAGTTGTTCTACCATAGAAATCACTTTCCACGGGCGCAACATAAACCCCACCAGTAAAATTAGCTGTGTAAGCCTCATCCGTTAAGAAAGTAGCACCATTTAAGTTTCCACTAACTAGGGCAACATCCACCAGTGTACCAACTTTAGTACCTACGTTAAAAGTAGCCACTGTACCGATCTTACTTCCTTTAGAATCTAAAAGAACAAAACCTACTGGATTTACGAAGTCTACTGGTATAGTAGTTAACAGAAAACCATTAGCTGTCTGTAGACCTGATAAACCTACACTAATTAACCCGTCAAAACTTTTAGCCAACTCTGAATTTTCAGCAACAGTAAAATCTGTAGCACTTGTAAATACCGCAAATTTAGACTCCTGAGTTTGTGCAATTATTTCTGAAATAAGAGCAGAAGAGTAGCTCTCTACAACTCTACCTTTGTACAAAACCTCAAAGTACCACTTACCTGCGGATTTAATACCCTTAGGGTACAAAATTACAGCTAAGTCATTACCCCAAGAACCTACATCTTCGGAACCCATGTAAGAAGCAGTACCCTCTAAAGAGAACAGACCTGATACATCTAGGGTAGTTTGAGCAACAGAAGAACCTGCACCTACAACTCTTAAACCGTAGATACTAGGTGTATAACCACGGGAATTTCTGAACATATTTTTAATGACTGCATATCCGTAAGCACCCGCTAAAAAGCCACCAAAAACACTTCTATCTTCTTCTAGTGATGATAAAAGTACTGGTAAATTAGCGACACCTCGTAGCCTAGCCATAAGTACGCCTATGTTACGCTTAGAAGGTTCTACTAAAGAACTAAATCCCTTAGTTACTCCCTCCTCTACTTGTAAACCTATTTTATTAGACATAATTAATAAGTAAAATTAATTTTTAAACTGTTTTTCCTCAAATGGTTAATCCTAAATACTATCCGAAATTTATTCCTTGTAGGTAATGCGTCTGACAAAAATAATAATTAAAATCCAACAAAGTACTAAGTTGAAAGTTATTATCATTTTACTGCCTATTATTTTCGTTTCTCGATCCTTAAAATACTACTCTCCCCACACTGGTCAAAAACTTTTGCGGTAAATTCTTTTTTACCCAAAAAACGTGTAGTTACACCCAAAAATTTCCACTGTCTTCTCTGCCAGTAAGCAACGCCATCGGACTTATTCTGAAACTGTCTATCTATGACTGTCCATTTTAATTTGTTGTCACTGTACGTTATTATTCCTTTAGTAGTCATACAAAGGGTAGTATCTGTAACTTCCTGACTTGTGGGTATGTTGTTTCTAATGTTATCAACAATGGCAGAAAGGTCAGTTTCCTTGCGTGTAGTATCTCGGTATTTAAAAGAATTTGAGATAATACTTTCTATCCTATTAACTTTTATACCACTATTAGCCAACTTGGTTTGCAAATCTTTGTTCTGGTACTCCAAATACTCCTTAATTTCAGAACTGCTTAGTATTTGTTGTGCGTAGTTTAGACTATCAGAACGCCTCAACTGACTAAAATTTTCAGTAAGCCTATTGTTCTCGCTAACCTGGTATTTATAATCTTTGTAAAACCAAACAACTAGCACTGCTGCCAGTACTAGAAGTATAGTTCTTAAATTTGTTATCGTAAACATATCTTTAAGTATTAAATTTTAAGTAAAGAGCTTTTAATTTAGTATGATAAAGATTCCTTTTATACAAGGGTCCGTTATAACCAGCTGCAAAACCTGTAAAGTCTAAATTAGCTAATTCATCATCTAAGTAGGAACTTATTATGTAATTAACAAACATATCCAACTGTACCTCTTCACTTTCTAACATTTTGTTTACAAACTCTTGAATAGATTTACAACCGCAAGCTTTATAGTTAAAACCCATTATTTGAAATCTTCCCCAAGAAGCAGACATTAGGGCAATATCTCTGTTTATTAAAACCGCTTTTTGAAGCTTTGCGTGTTGTTGACTTTCTTTTCCGTAAGGTTTAGTACCCCATTTAGGATAACAAATATTGGAAAGTACAGGAGTTATTTTTGCCCTTCTTAAATACTTCCAAAATATGTGGGGTTCAAATAGAATCTTTACGTCACCATTAGCTAGAAAACCTCCTCCTTTACTTTCCTTAGCGTCTACAGCTTTAATCATAGCAACGGAACAACCAATTTTTTTAGCTGCTTCTTTAAAACTTTTTTCTGAAATTCCTGTTTTCATTTTTTATCGTTTTAAATTATAGTATAAAAGTCACATCGTATTCGCTTTCAATGGTGCAATAAGGTTCATGCAAAAATTCTTTGTCATAAATCACGGTTTCGCCAGCTTCATAAATTTTGTTGTTATCGAGTAATTCTATAAGATGCCCCTTTATAACTTTTGTAATTTCTTGGCAATTGTGCTTGTGTTGACTGTATCTTCCAC